GCGCGGTCAGTTGACCACTTTTATTACGTCGGGACGAGACCCAAACCAACTCTCTGCTCTCGCCATGCCTTCTTGTATTCATTTACCGCTGCCCGACACTCGGCACATACCGGCGGACCGCATCGGCGTACGCCTGATATTGTCCCGTGTTTGACTGGAGTCGCCATCGCTTCGCGTTTCGTTTTATTTTTATGGCAGCTGTAGCAGAGCAACTGGCACTTTTCGATTTCTGCCCAGAATGCTTCGTCCGTGGCTCTCCAGAGAGACGCAATCGACGCAGTTTTATTGTCCCGATCTATATGATCAAACTCCAACCGGTCACACGATCCACAATGCTTGCACTTACCGCCTAGCTTCTCCGTAGCTTCACGCTTCCGTGATTCCTTTTGCCGGTTCACGGCATCACGCATCTGACGTAGGTGCTTCTCTCGATCTGGTCTCATGAAAACTGATCTAGTCTTTGGGATGCAGTGGTCAAGTGACCACCACACGACCCAGAAACGAGAAAAGGCGCCTCGGTTGCCCGGGCGCCTTTCACTTGGAAACAGTGGAAAAACGCCCGGATCTAACTCGTGCCCGGCTCCTGCGAAATGACTGCGAATTGCGCATAGCCGGGCTTTGAATCGCTTTCGCGATTCCAGCTGGTGGCTAGGAGCAAGTGCGTGCGTGTCATGGCTTGATGAAGGTGAACCTGTGCGCGCTGATTGTCCAGAACTAAATGCATGGTGTCAGTACGAAAGTTTTCTGGGTGCCAATGGCTGAAAGCCCGCCGCCCATTTCTGGGACGACGGGCTTTCTCGTTGTTGATGCGGGCGGCGTACCGCGCGCAGAGTCTATGGCGGAGCGGGCATCTCTGGGCAGTCGTCGCCCATCACCCATTCCGGAGAGGCGCGCACGGAGCGCCCCGGTAGGTAGCGTGAGCGCCAATCTACGGCGCCTGACGGCAAGGAATCAAGCGACATCCCGTCACGCTCAAGCGCAGCGCGCACGTGTCGGAGCCGACAAGACAATGCTGCCGCCATCAGCCGGTTGTATCGGTCCGTCGCGGTGACCTTTTCCTGGAGTGGGTCAGTTACGGCCTGCTGTTGAGCTTGCTTGGCCGCAACGTTGTCCACTTTGTTTTCCTTCGCCGCAGCTCGAGCACCAAGGTAGGTGCCGAGTCCGCCGAGGAACAACGTGATCGCTCCCAGAAGTCCAAAGAGGGCCTTGAGCCAGTCGCCGCGCTTCGGCGGCGGTGAACTTGCGGGCACCACTTCTACACGCGGGACGTGGTTTGAGTGATCCAGTTCCCGTAGCTGACGGCGGAGAGCAGCGGCTTCTGCCTCTGCTTCTCTAGCCTCCTGACCCTTCGCTGCGATTTCGGCCAGGAGAATGTCCGTCCGTATCTCCTGAGAGTCGAGTTTAGGGCGCATGGGTGGCGGATCACTCGGCGGCGCGGGCATCCCAACTGCCGTCTGCGTCCGCGGTACCGGGCGAGCGATAGGCGATGGCTTCGGGTCATACGGGATGGGTGGGGGCCGAGCCGTCTGCCGTTCGGTTATCGGCTGGATTGGACGTAGCTCGTGGACTGCACCGGCGGCGAGTTCTTCACGGATGATGAGCGTGCTACTCGGCTTTCGTTTCGGCGGCTCCATGGGTTCCCTCAAGTTTCATCTTTTCGATCGCCGCCTCGAGACGCTCCAGATGCGGGCGAAGCTGCTCGAGCCTAGACATTTGCGAACGCATTGCCGCGAGTTCGTCATCGATCGCGGCGAAACGCTTCGTGCCGGCATCCAGCGCCGTCTCGGTGTTTCCGATGCGTGTTACCAAAGCATCGACGGATTGCTGAAGTCCTGTGATACTCGACCGGATCAGGCCAATGTCCGCGCTCGTCTCGTGCAAGATGCGCTGCGTGTTACGATCCAGAGCGGCCTCGAAATCGGCCATGGTCATCGCGCCGCGGTCGGACTCCAGTCCACGCACTCGGGCAAGCAGCTGCGATAGTGCCCATTCGGCGTAGCTGTCCGGATTCGGACGCAGCGCTGGTAGCCTCGCGCTCGGCGGCATCGCGACCATCGGCGGTACCTCGCTCGGGCGCAGATTATCTGGGTTAGTCGGCAATTCTCGATCGTCTGTCATGATGAGGCGTATGTTTCCTAGTTGGCGATCGGGTTGAATCTGGAGCGCGCGGTCGTCCTTCAAACGCTCTGCGGCAGACACGGCTAGGCGGCTCCAAAGTCAGGGGCGTCGTGATCGGCGCGAAGATCGATAGAGGCGAGGGCATCGGAGGTGAGCTTGTTCAGCGGAGCGCAGGCCTGGATGCGCCCCCAGTCGACGTCTGCCGGTTCTTGAAGTTCGCCGCGCAGCCTACCGACGAACTCTTTTTGCATCGAGACTACGCCCGCGGCATAAGGTCCTTCAGCGGCTGTGAAGTAGCCTTTCAGTTTGAGCTGGTGGACGTAGCCCACGGCATCTCCGGCAAGGAGAGCGAGCCACGCCTGCGCGTAGTAGCCGTTCCGCACGAAATCGACGTACTCGAAAGCGCCATCGAATCTATTGGCGTAAGCGCGGAACCGCGTCATCGGGTGACCAGGCGGCACGTCGTAAGCGACGGGCTTCGTGACCGTACCGTGAGTCAGGTTCTTGATCGTGCCATCTGGCTCGAACCAGCAGGAGCCCTCTTTCAGTTCCTCGCCGCAGGCGAACGCTGTGAACATGCCTACGTAGTTGTCGCCAGCTTTCACATTCCCCCAATTCGAGCAATGAATCTTCTTCCAGCGGCCAGTCTCGAGCGCGGTCTTAGCCAACGCCAGCGCGCGAACTTCAATGGACGAGCCCTTCGGCAGCGCGGCTGTCATGGCCTCATCTGCTTCTTCGAAGCTGAACGGCGTGAGAACGTCTTCCGTGAAAGTAGCGATCATCGAGTTTTTCCTTTCGGCTTCTCTGCCGGCTTGATCAGAAAGGGATTCGTATTGCGCGCCATTCGCGCAAGGCCGGCGCTGAGGCCGTCATCCCATGCAGAGGCTAGGAGCATTAGCGCATTGGCTCTGAATTCAGCGGGCAGGCGAGCGACCTCTGCTCGCACTTCGGCAGCGGTGAGTGGTTTCAAGCCTCTACCCAAGCCCCGCCCCTGATGAACCCGTGCTTCTTGCATGCGGTGCACAGCAATGATGGCGAGATCGTCAGCGGCTCTTCGCTCTGGATCTCCCAAGCGTGATTCGACCAGACGCTGCCGTCGCTCGGACCATGCCGCAGCGGGATGTAGTCCTCAGCAGGATTTGAGCAGCTATGGTCCCAGTCGAGAGCCTCCAGGACGCCGTCACGAAAGACGCGGCGGATCTTGTTCCCGCCGCCGATGTCGACCCATTCTCCGCGGGTGAAAGCAGGCATGGTCATCGCGGTTCCAGACTCCACTCGTGCCCCGAATTCAAGAATCCGTGCCACCCGTCGCTTCCGCCGGGATGCATGTCACCCAGCGAGTTACGGATCTCCAGGCTACCGTCCGCGCATTCGCGAAACGTATGCGGCGGCGACACAACATGTTGGATCGCCCGCGCTGTCGGCGGTGCGCCCGGGTCACGAGCATTTGGCTTGAGGAAGAACACGGCCGGCAGCTCGCCGGTGTAACCAGTGATTGGGCCCATGTAGTCACCGGGCAGCTCGGGCCAAGTACCAAGCGGTAAACGTCTGCCAATCATGATTGCGTCTCCGGTTTTGTCGCCCGCTCTGCGCGGCATCGAAGCTCGGATCGTTGGCGCCTCATCGGTACCGACCAGAGCTCTCAGGATTCAGACCTCGTCAGCCCAGCGCCAGCACCATGCGCCCGCTGGATTGCTGCTCTTGTGCACCACCGAAGTGAAGCGTTCGAGCTGCTGCCCATACGGATCCGTCTTAGTTTCGTCGCCTGACACGATCACGAGGTTGCACCCCGGAATCGCTCCGCCGCCACATCCTGGCCAGACTTTCGTCACGAGGGCAGGGTGCGCTTCACGGTGCGCGTCGATGTAGACGATGCTGTCGCCGATCTTGAGTTCTCGTTCCATTCGATGCTCGCTTTCCGCGGCTGCTTTGCCGCGCAGAACGGGCGAAACGGGCTCCTAATTTAGTTCACTCGCCTTGGCTAGCGTCTCAACCGACGAACTCCCTGACGGCGCGTCGCCCCACGCGCATCGCAACATAGCCAGCAAGCCAGAGTCCGCCGATTGCTGGCCCAACCGTGTAAACGAGCAGACCGAGTGCGAATTGCTTCATTTTAGTTCCTGGGGTGTCTTCGGAAGCTTCGCTCCGCGCGCTGCCAAGCGGAGCAGCATTCGCCGGTAGCCAAGAGGGCAAGCGCGCCAATCGCGAACGAGCTGCGCCGCCTGTATCGCTGGATCGTTGGACTCGGTTGGGCGCTCATCAGGTGGAAACTGACTCGTGGTCTTCACGGCTTCGTGGCCTTGGCCTTCATCTTGAGAGCTCGCCAGTCGCGAGCCGCCAGTGTTCGAGCGGGAACCTGCCCGAGAGAGCACTGGAGCTTCCCGACGATCCGGGCCCAGATTTGGCTGATGCGTGCTTCGGAGACCCCTAAGTCGGCCGCCACCTCTCCAGAGCGCCGCCGCATCAACCGGGAAAGGATGTCCTTCTCCCGCCGGCGGAGCTGGGCAATGGCAGGCGCTATCAGTGCAAGCCGCTCCTGGGTGAAAATCTTGTCTTCCACGTCGGGATCGACCGCGAACAGCGCCAGCAGCCGTTCATGCTCGTGCGCGGCCCTGTCGTATGCGTCGAGGCTGAGGATCACGATAGGACCAAGCGTCTTCCGCGCCCGTCGCGGTAGCGGGTCGTGCGCGCGGATCTCGTCGATGATTGCTCCGCGAATCCTCACCGAAGCGAACGCCTCGAATTGCTCGGACGGTAGCTGATGCTGAGTAGACGCCGCCTGCCAGAGTCCAACCAATGCAGCCGCCGACACTTCTTCCGGAAGAACGTTTCCGTGAAAGCGTCGGCGGAACTTTTTGGAGATACGCTCGGCTAGCGGCCTGTGTCGTTCAAAGACGGCGAGTGCAGCCGTGTTTTGCTTTTTCAAAGTGCACGCTAAGTCCCACGAATGCAGGGCCTACTTACTTCGCACGAGCTCCGCAAACATCGCGACCACCACGAACGTGAGACAAAGCCAGGCGAGTCCAACCGTCATGGCAGGCGGATATGCCCGCGCGGGATTGCTACGCCATCGATCATGCCGAACGCGCTCAGAACGTAGAGCACGCAAGCAATCACGACGACGACGCGGATCAGGTTCAAAATCCACGGGTCGAGCGGGATTTGTGAGATCGCCCAAAGCAGAAGACCGGCGAGGAGCAGAGCGACAATGAGCGTAATCATGAGGCGATTGAAGTCCTTAATTGTGCTACAAACGAAGCGCGGCCGGCGTTGCTTGTAACAACCCGACCGCGTGGCCCACAGGAAGGATTAGTTCCAGATGAGCACGAAGACAGTAGCTAAGTGTATATGTTGCGGCAATGACTTCATAGTAAAGCCCGCGACAACCGGCCAGTTAGTGTTACGGAAGGCCTGGTCGCATTTGCCGTGAAGTCACCGACTACGGTGTAGCCGCCGGCGGGGCTTCGGGGGCTGGTTCCGGAGCGGGTGCTGCCGGTTCGAGCGCTGGAGCGATGACCGCATCGAGGGCCGCGAGCTCGGCGTCTGGCGTACCAGCTGCCGCCTTCGCCGTGGTGAGCTGCGCTTCCAGGTCGGTGACCTGTGCCACAAGCGCCGCCTTGTCGGCTTCGAGCTGAGCGTTGGCGGTCTTCAGAGCGATGAGCTCGGCGCGATTGGAGGCGAGTTCTTTGGCAGCTTCGGCGACGTCTGCGGAGAGCTTTTGGAATTGTTCGGACATTTGAGTGACCTTTCGGGATAGCAAAAAGATGCAGGCGAGTTCGGCCGCAGGGAGCAGGAAGAAGCCCACGGCCAAGGCGAGTAGTGTTTTGGGTGACATCAGCGGCTCAGGCACGCAGCCACCGCTTGACAATCGGTCGCTGCCGCTACGCAGTCAGCGTGCATATCAACTCCGCTAGCCATGTAGGCACGACAGACAGTCGCCCAGGTTGCTCCCTTGGCGGTGCTTGGCAGCGTGCAGCTGTGGGCTTGCGCGTTAGCTTCTGCTTTGCCGCATGCGTCGTCTAACGACGGGGCCGGGACTGGAGTCGGACCCGAGTCGTAAGGCTCAGGCGGGAATGGGACGGGGTCAACCGGCTGAGGCGGGAAAGGACCCGTTTGACAGGTTGAAAGCAGGAGCGCTGCGAGGATGAATTTCACGTTCCCTCCGGGAGCGGAGCTGCTTTGACGATCTGGAAGTCGTCGCAGATCCGCGGGTTATTGATCACGCTGCGAGCGATGGTAAAGACCCCGGCATTGCCGCCCGCATAGCCCCAACTGCCGTCGACGATGAAGTTACCGTGTTCGTCCACGGCTACGATGCATTGATCGTGACCGCCGAGGCTGTTTGCCAGGTCGATGCCGGTGACGAGTTCGCCCGAGTTTTGCTCGTACGCCTCATCCACCTGCATACCGAATGTCACCGGCATTCGGTTGCGCAGGCACTGCTCGACCCAGTCTCCAACCTTCGTTGGATCTCCCTGGTAGAGACCATACTGCAGCGCGCTTTGGTCGAACGCGCGCATTGCGGCCTCTGGCGGGATTGGTCGGTTGACGATCGCCGCCATCTTCTTCGGATTGCTCAGCGTCTCGAAATCGGTCGGGTAGGTGTACGACGGATCGTCGTTCCAGAGCATGAATCCACATGCCTGTGCGGCCTTTAACAGCAGCGCTGGCTGCACACCGGTGTCCATCAACGGGGGAATGATGCTCGGCACCTGTCCAGCCCACTCTTGCAAGCGCGCGAGCGCGTACATGAGCAACGGATCGGCGAACAGCCAGTTCTTGGTCATCTCGTTTGCGCGGAAGAAGAGCGCGAGCTGGCGACCAAATCCGAATGCACCGCATGAGCCGGCCTGCCCTTGGTCGGCGATTGGCCCATCGAAGCTGCGCAGATCGGGCGTAGGCAACGGGGGCAGAGCGGATGCCGCGACATGCGCAGCCAGCAGCTTGTGCGCGTCTGGATGCGTGCCGGTGTTGGGGATGTGACCCCGGCAGAAGCGGCTCATGATGCCGCTCCATGCGTGCCGAACACCGCGAAGTTTCTTGCCTGCGATTCACCGGTAAGCGTAACCGTCTGGCACTCGCCGAGAAACGGCATCGCGCAGCCAGCCGCGTTGGCGCCGCATGTAATTTCAACCGTGTTCGGGAACGGCTGCCACGGCTGCGCCCAGTTTGGCGCGTACGGGACTGGTACAAAGATTGGCGCTGGCGCAGCGACGGCTGGACGAGTTTGCAACCCGCAAGCGTTGCATATACCGCAGCAAGCGCACACGTCAGTACAGCCTTCCTTACAGCGCTTGCAATGATTACATGCGGTCATTTGACGGGGTGCTCAGCAAGGAACGCCTTGCCACGCGCGAGCGCCGAGCCGTCCTCCGGGCTCGCTCCGACCTTGGAAGCCAGCGAGTCGACCGCCGCCTTGATGGCGCATTCAACGGCTTCGGCCGAGTCAATGAGCGCCAGGTCCTCCAGTGATTTCTCGTAGTCGCCGCCGGCCAGCAGGATGTCTGTCACTTGGCTCAACAGATGGGCGGGGCTAGGCGCGCAATGCTCGACTTTCGGCCAGAACGATCCGTGTGCACCGAACAGTGCGCAGGCGGTCACGTAATGCGCGAAGCAAACCGCGAGCAGCAGCGCCGCGATGCCAGAAGCCGGTCCGCCCCACGGGGGAGTTTTGTCGCTCGGTGGCGGAACGGATGCTTTCTTGGCAACGGCTGCAGCGACAGCTTGATCGCCAGCAGACGGCTCACGGACAGCCTCCTTGCCAGCTTGCAGCGGAGCTGCGGACCGATTCGATGGCAGGCCAGGCAGCAGCATCGCGGCGCAGACCATGAATTGCACCGACAGGTCGCCCCAGCTCTTCACGCCGGTGAGGCCTTGCGTGAGCGTGGCAAGCGCGGGCACAAGTGCGGGCAGGAACGCTTGGTAGAACGCGGGCAAGCGGCTCCAAAACGGGCGCGAGGCCACGAAAAGACGTGACGCTAGCGCGCAGAATGACGCCAGGAAGGCGACGATTTGAACGATGTTCAATGCGTGTTGCATGGGGTTTCCCTCTTCAGGTTGTTTTTCAGGCACCGATCCCACTGAAGCGCAGTCGAAAACCCGCACCGGCCATTGCGCGGAGGGGATACACACAAAGACCCGGGGATCTCCGGCTGCGCTTCAGAGAGATTGGTGATGCACTAGCGGTCAAGTGACCACCGGTGCTAGGAATAGTTCGCGCGGCGCCGTTACTAGCGACCCGCGCGCGGCCAAACCCACTTGAGAGGTTCAGCGAATGAGTACTGTTTTAGAGCGAGCTCTTGAGGCTCGAGTTATTCAGCTTGAGGCGGAGGTCGAAGCCCTGCGATCCAAGCAGGGAGACCAGCGACGTTCCGAGGATCTCGCGAAGCGAACTGGTGATGCCGCGGCCTACCACGCAGGCATTGACGCCCTGGCCCATCAACTCGGCACCCATATCGACGCCGACATCATCCAGTCGGTCCACGACGCGAGCCCGTACGGCGCGGCGCACCGCAAGAAGCACCTCGACCTGTCCGAGCGCGTCAAACAGCTCGAAGGTGAGCTCCGTCATCACCGCGGCGAAGTGCCGCCAATGCTCGCTGCGCCACAAGCTGAAGCATCAAGCCTGCCGTTCGAGGCCACACAGCACGTCACCGCACCGGTTGTCGAACCTACCTTGCGTCTCAACGAGATCCAAAAACGCGAGTTCCTCCTCGCCAACGGCTGGAGGTGTCACGACGATATCGAAAGCCAAAACATCCGCGTGTGCTGGGAAAACGGAGCGAAGTGGCACACTCTGGAGTCCGCTTACGAACTGGTCGTGACTGAGATCAAGAAAGCCGAACTGCGTGCGGCTGGATGGGAAAGCATCGTTGACCCCGTTGATGAGATCGAGCGGTGGAAGCATCCTGAGACTGGAGCGTGGACGCTCTTTCACCTAGCTTGCCTTGGTGTCGCATGAGTGTTGACGCTCAGATACTACGCGAACTCCACGAAGCCAACTCGTACCTCTGCTTCATCGCTTGGACATGGGGAGCCGTCCTGATGCTTGCGGTGTATTCGGTCGCTACCAGCCGGAGACACTGAACATCAATCAGAGCTGACCGACCGTGAGCCTCATCGTCCGCGTGTAAACGTGCGGAATGGGCCCGGCGTAGTCCGTCGTGATCTTGCAGCGCAAGTAAGCGACGAAGCCACCGTCGGTCATTGGGAGCAGCCATTGCGTCACTCCCCAAACTTGACCCGAGATCACGCCGATGCTCTTCGGGCCAAGCGTCAGCGTTGCCGGCGTGATGAGATTCGTTGACGTTGCATCGACCTGATCGAGCTGTGCGGTGACGATGTTCTCCCCGGGCAAGATGCGAAATCTATAGGTAAACTCTTTCTGATCTTGAGGATCGAAAGTTTCGGCGAAATACGGGTATATCATCGGGTTTCGTCGAAGATTGGAGACAGGCGACCGACTCCGGTCAGATCGAACACTGGTGAGCAGCGGCGTATTGGGGCGACCGAGAACCCGAGCGCGAAGGACGACCCGACCGGCTCAGATGGAACCGGACGAGCGACGAAGCTCCAACGCGGCGGCAGCTCCATGACGTAGTTCCAACCCATCCCAGGTAGGACAGGCGGCGGCATGAAGAGACCGACCGGTTCGATCGGGTTGACGCGCGGGAAGACGAGGCGCGGCGCGATCGTCTCCGTCGTGAGCCAGCCGAGATTTGCCAACGACTGCGAGAATGCAACCCCGATTGGAACGGCGGACTCTTGGCCACGAGCAGCCAATGCGCGCGGCTGCGCTGGGTCGACGCTTGCCCAAGGTGCTCCACCGAACGCAAGCGCGCTGTGCGCCTGAACTGGCTGCAGCGTCGAGCCCGTTGACTGGCGCGTGCGTTGCTGTTCTGTCGTCTGCCAGCCGCTCGATAGCGACACGAATGGCGTGAGGGCGCTGACGGGTGAGACGCTCTCCTGCTGCCTCTGGCTGACGATAGTCGGTCGAGCTGCCGTGTCCGACCAATACCAACCGATACTGGATAGCCCTTGGGTCAGCAGAGCGCCGATGGGCAAGGTCGTGTCGACCGGTGCGCCAACGAAAATCCTCGTCCGCGGCTGGTCCGTGAGCTGCCACCCGAGACTCGTGAGGGCACCGCTCTGGATCAGAGCTCCAATCGGAGCGCTGGCGTCGAAGCGGCGCGCCAGGGCGGACGGTTGCTGTTGCAGGCTAGCGGATTGCCACCCGATGGACGTCGAGACGAACGGAGCGAGTGGGCCTGTCGGTTGCGCAACCTCAGGAGCTCGAGCGACGGCAGCGCGACCCGGCTGGACGTCGACCGTAGACCACGGCGCGCCACCAAATTGCAGCCCGCGCAGCAGATCGACTGGCTGCACCCGTTGGGCGACGAGCGGCGAGCGCGGCGCTTCAAAGGGTGATAGCCAGCCGACCGAAGTCAGGGTCGCGAACAGCGTCCCGACCGGCGCGACGGTGTCAGCGACCGAAGTCCGGACCGCTGGTGTACGGGGCTGGTCAATGAACCAATAGGGCCCGAGCGCTGGCGGGACGAAGAACTTGGAGCCGACAGGATCGACGATTACGGCGCGAGTGACGCTGTACGGCGTCCGTGGGTTCTCGGTCGTGAGCCACGTCAGATTCGGCAGCGGCGGCAGAACGAGCAGGTTGCCGACCGGATCTTGCGGTGTCGACTTGCCCAGCGTGAGCGGGGTGCGCGGGTTGTCAGTTGCGAGCCAACCGTTTGACGGCAGAGCAATGGCAAACGCTGTCCCGATCGGAGCAGCGGGTTCGACTCGACGGGAAACTACCGCGGCCGGGCGCGCCTGGTCGATGGCCGAGTTCCACCCAAACGGCTGCGGCGTGAGCAGCGTGCCGTTGGGGGAGCTCTCCGAAACCTGACGGTAGACGAGCGGCTGATCGAGGATCAGCTCCGACGAGAACCAGCCGGTGCTCGGCGATAGGAATGGTCGGAGAGGGCCGCTTGGTTGCTGAGCGTCCTGGGCGCGCGGCGCTGGCAGCACCGGTGCCCGCGTGTCTGCGCCCATCCAGCCGAGGCTGGTGAGCGATTGAATGAGGCTGCCGACGGGCGCCGAGGCCTCCGCTCGAGCGCTGAAGGTGGACTGGCGCGCGGTGACCGGCGAGTCCCAACCGCTGGAACGCGAGACGAACGGAGCGAGCGGGCCTGTCGGTTGCGACGCTTCCTGAACTCGCGGGGCGAGCGCTGGCGGCGCTTTGGCGTCTACGGTCTGGAAACCGGAGCTTGCCGAGACGAACGGTCGCAGCGGGCCAGTCGGCTGTTGTGCCTCTTGCGCGCGTGGCGCGGGCAGGACGGGCGAAGCGGAGCTCGAGCCGAAGAACCCGGTGCTGACGGAGAGAAACGGTGTAAGGGGCCCGGTAGGGGCGGACGCCTGAGGCGCGCGCGGCGCGGGGAGCGCTGCCGTACGCGGCTCCACGCCGAGCCAGCCCAGGCTAGTGAGCGCGCCCGGAAGAAGAGCTCCTACTGGCGACGACGGCTGCAGCGAGGCGGAGACGGTCGCTCGTGAGCGGAGCTGCTCGTAGGACTGCCACCCAAGCGTTGACAATGCGGACGCCTGCGCCGCCGCCCCGAACGGGTTGGAGACATCAAGCGGTTGCCTTGCAAAGCTGCTCGGTCTCGTCTCAAGATACGAATCGAACCACGGAAGCGACAGCCCAGGAGACTCATCTCCTGCGATGTACACGACCGTCAGCCGGGTGCTTGAGCGTGGCGCAGCTGTATCGATCTGCAGCCAACCGATTGACGACAGCGTTACCGCGAGCTGCCCAAGCGGTTGCGTCGGCTCAATAGCTGAGCGGGCGGTTGTTGGAGCCCGTGGATCTTGAGCCGCAAATCCCGAATTGGGAAGCGCCGAGAGTCGGAACGTACCAGTTCCCACTGGCGCCACTGCCGATTCGACAGGGCGATTGGTGCCCAGCGCTCGGGCGGGCAATGGCGTGGGATTCGCCCATGCAATCGAGCTGAGCGCCGCCGTAGTGATCCGAGTGCCGATCGGCTCACTTGGCAGTACACGCTGAGCGACGATCGGTGTGATTGGTCCTTGCGGAACGGAATAGTTCTGCGGTGACGCGGGCAGGCGGAACGTGCCCGTGCCGATTGGGGCAATCGCCTGAATGGTGGGCGGATTTAGCTGCTGCGCGCGCGCGGGCAGCGCGGGTGAGGCGCCCCATGCGATCGAAGTCAGCGCTCCGGCAGCTAGTAGCGCGCCAACCGGCGCCACGACCTCTACCAATCGGCGCGCGGAGACAGCAGGCGCTTTGGTGCTAGCTGCTGCATCAAGCGGAACCTGGTCAGTGCTCGGCCCGCCGCCACCACCACCAGACGGCACCAACAACACCAGCGTGGTGCCGTAGTAACCGGCGTTGAATGCCATCGTTCCGGAGTAGCTAACGCTGGCTCCCGGCGAGATAGTCTGATCCCAGATATCGATCTGCTGAACGCGCGGATCGCGATTCGTGACAGTCGAAAAAACCTGCTCTGTCATGCCCGCAGGGGCAGACATCGTCGCATCTTGGATATTGCTATGATTGGTGCGGAGCAACACCGCGAGCTCTGCCGCAACAGAGGTCTGCGAGGCAGATGCCCACGGATAATCGAATGCGCCCGTTCCGCCCGGGGTTCCTTCGATCGTCGCACCGCGATAGACGACAAATGCCCAGGCTTCGTTTACCGCTGTACCAGTGACGGTAAAGTCCCAACCGGCGGTCTCGGCACCAGTTGCAACGCGCGCGAAAAATGCGTCTGCGTTGTTTCCGTTTTGATAGAGCTTGGTGAAAGCGCCAGAGACGCTGACCGGCGTGTCATCGTCCGTATTCATCGCAAGCAGGATCAGATCGCCTGCTTGGATCGCGGCAGAGTTGCTGAGCGCGCTCGGGACGGTAAATGGAGCTCCGCCGAACGTTGGGCGCTCTCCCCAATTACTGCCGATTAGCGTGATTGCCATTTATGCTCAGAACAACGTGATCTGGTTGTAGACTTGGTTTTTGATCGCCGCGTAATAGAGCGAGTAGCCGCCGCCCGCGGTGAAGTGCAGACCGTCGTAGTAAGCGCCCGGGTTCGTCGCGTAGCTGCCGACAGCTGAGAAGCCGTCCCACAATGTGACCTTGCCGCCGAGCGCGTTTTCAGCCGCGACCATCGCTGGCATGCCTGCGTTTACGCCAACAATGTTCGCGTGAAACCCAGCGTCAGACGAGTCTGTCAGCGTCGACATCAGAACCGGGATACCGGGTTTCGTCGTGCGAATAGTCGCCAACACCGCGGCCTGTTGAGAGAGCGCTGTGCTGATTACGTTGGCCTGAAATAGACAGTCATTCGTGCCGATCATCAGCAAAATGAACTGCGTCGCTGACGCAGATCCGGTCAGCAACCCAGGCAAATTGTCGATGTGATACTGGCAAGTAACGCCCGAAACGCCGTCGTGCTTGCCATTGGGGAAGCCGTTATCGTTCGGCCCCAGCAGATCTATTGTGCAACCGAGTGGCGCCGTCAGCATCCAGGCGCCGAGCGATTTGCGCCAGCCGCCATCGTTTACCGCTTGCGTATCGCCGTTGCCGTTGGTGAGTGAATCACCAACGGCCATCGCGTACAGATGCGACACTCTGGCGTTGCGCCGCGCCAACGGTTGGGGCGGCAATGTCATGAACTCAATCGGCATCGCGAATCACAGAGCCCGGAGTCGTGCGCTTCGCTCGATTGCCTCAAGTACACGTTCGAACGGCGTGCAGCTCGGTGCCTTCTGGCACTTCGGGCAGGTCAGACGGTCGCAGCCGTTGCAGCGCCGAATGTCGCGCGTCTCTTTGCCGCGCCGGATCGCAAGATCGAGCGACTGCAACGAGACGTCCTTCTGCATGCGGACGATGCTGTTGCAGTGACCGCACGTGAAGGTCTCGTATTGGACCGTGCTTTCAGGTCCGATGTGCTGAATGTATCCAAGAGCTCGTTGCATCGTTCCCTCGTTATTCGCTCAGAATTTTCGGCGCTTACCGCTCGGCCAATAGCGCCCGCTTCGTTCGCGCTCTGCGAAGAACAGCCCGAACGCGCCCACAACAATCCCCATGATCGACCAACCGATGAGAATGACATCCATCGCGCCTGCCCTCTTGGCGGTCACATGACCGCCGAATTACTCGTGAAGATCGAACATCAGGTGAACGCGCGGCGTCGCGCCTGCGTTCCACACGGCGTGTCTCTCTCGTGTGTTTATTTCGTAGGCGAAGCCGACTTCCAAACGGTGAACGACGTCACCCGAGATGAACATCGCGTCTGGGTTAGAGAGCAGCGGGACATGGATCCGTGTGCACCAATCGCCGCCGAGCTCGTCTGTATGCGGGTCAATGACCGCGCCAGGCATCACAACGGAAAGCAATCGATTGCGCTCTCGAAGTTGCTTCATCGAGATCGGTGTCGCGTTCTGTACAAGCTCCGCCGTCACATCCCCGAACGATTCCCAGCCGAGGTCGGTGACCATTGCTGGTCGCACGAGCCCGTCAGCGAGGCGATGCTGTTGTGGCCAGCGCTCGAAAGGGATGTCCAAAATCCACTGGATGACGCGCTGTAGTGCCCCGCTCTCCAGCGCTAGCTGATCTCGTCGCATATCAGTCGCCCCTCAAAAAAAAAGCTGTCCAAAACGCCTCGGGCCCGCAGCACATTGCCGAAGACCCGATTCGTCTGGCGCAGACAGCGGTCTGTGGACCCCCGTCTCAGGTCACTGGTGGAACTGAACCGCGGCGTTCACGTTCGTGCCGATACCGCCAGCCGCAGCGCACTGGAACCCGATGCCGGCGTTAGCCGTTGCCGGGATCACGAGTTCGCTCGCCTGGTCGTATGCGGACCAAGGCACCACCGCGCGCGGGTTGAAGAACACGTCGTCGATGAAACCCGCCGAGTAGGTGGGCTCGATCGTCGCGTTGACGCCAGCGATGATGACCGCGGCCGGATCTGCGAGGTCGATCGCAACGGGCGTGTAAGCGGTCGAGGTACCAGCGGCCGTCGAACGACGAACCTGGACTTCCGCGTTCACGTCGGTGGCCGGCGTACCGGTCGCCGACAGGCGGAAGTACGAGATCCAGCCGCGCTGAGCAGCGGTACCGGAGAGGATGAGCGGCGTCTTGGTGGCAGCGGCCGCGATGAACCCGGCAGCGGTGTATTTGGACATAGTCTGTAACTCCTAGGTTGGAACTTGAGTGCACCGAGCAAAGAGCTCGGCCCATGCAGCGCGGAGGCTGCGGTTGGTCTTTGCGCGGAGTGAGGTCCGCGATTTGTTGCTCGCTGCTCAGCGAGTCGCGTAGCGGCTACAGGTCTTCTTTGGCGACTTGGCGGGCCTGCAGAATCGGCCGCATCAGCCGCGACAGCTGTGTCGGGAGGCCAGGGAGATCTTTGCCTTGCAACGTAGCGATGGTCTTGAACACCGCCCACGTGACATCATCGAACGTAACAGCCGCGCCCTCTTCAGCCCCATCGAGCAGCTCCATCGCCGTGTACCAGGCATCCGAAGACTCGGCCGTTGCGCGCCAAGCGGCCGACGGCCAGACGAATTGGTCCAAGAAATCCTTGAACGAATAGTCACGCTCGGTCGCTACCGATTGCCCTTGTTCATTGAGCGAGGTAGCCGGCACTCGCTGCGCTTTCGGAATGGTGAACGTTCTCATTTACTGTCCCTCAGTTGACGCGAAACCCTGAAGTGCGAGCAGCTGTGCGAGAGCGGCCTCACCAGCTCCAATCAGCGTCGCCTTCTGTTCTGGTGTGATCGCCAGCTCGGATAGCGAGCAATCGAAAGTGTATGGGGTACCGGCTGAGTCGACGCCGGTGATCTGAATGCGCATGTCATTCGGAGGGTTCGCGGCCGCGTCCGAGAAATAGGTCGTGATGCGCTTGTCCGCGATGCCCTCGGGGACCGTGACCACCGACAGGACGTGCTTTGCCCATGTTGCCATTCGTGATTTTCCTCAGGCCGCAGCGAGAGTAGTGACCGTCCCGCTTGTGCCTCTGTATTTCAAAGCGCCCGACTGGACGTAGATGATGCCGCCGCCTACTGGGTTCGAGCTCGGAACAGTGCCCGCCTCCCCAATGAAAATTACTTTGTCTCCCGTGGGGACTTGTGTCGTGGAGACTGCGGCGTTGTAACAGAGCGCTAGCACCGACGCGGGAGAGGCGACCGTTCCTAAGTTGGACAGTTCAGCCAGTATGATCTTCGTCCCAAAAGCAGCGCCGTCGCGGTAGCCGCCCAATGACAACTGAACGGCCCCCTGCTTTTTGGCAGAGCCACCATTCCCGCTAGCTAGAGCCAGTAAGCCGCCGTTATCTGCCGAGGCAGACTGCCCAGCGAGAACGAACGGCATTCCGTTCGTCGACACGGTTGGCGCGTTGATCTGCAACGTGCAGGAGGTGCCAGAGTCCCCGCTGAACTGCATGATCCCAACGCCTGAAGCCGGCGGGATCAGCGTAAATGCGCATTGGGCAGTTGACACGTTAAACTGTGCAATGGATTGGCTACCCCCCAATCCATATAAGTAAATCCCGCCACCTGCACTGGCGCCATTCCCAGCCTTGATGAGGACGTTACCCCCGGTACGTGTCCCACTAGGCCCGGAAGCACTGCCGCCCGCTATGGTTATGGACCCACCCGAAGACGTGCCCGTGCCTGCCGTTGCGTTCCCCGCCCGAACAAGCATGTCGCCGGCCACACCGGCTACGTTTACGTTGTCCTGAGCAGCGACTGTAAAAGCGGAACTGGTCGTTGACCCACCGGGAAATTGCCCGATAGTGGCCACTGAGCCCTGGTTAAACAGGAGCGAAGATGCCCCAGCAAGACCAAGATTGACAGTATTTGAATTGAGGTAAATGCCCCCGCCGGCAATTGAAGTCGTAGATAGTAGCGCATCACCGATGAGCAGTGAGTCGGGAGCGCTCCCTACATCTAAGATTGAGAAGTTTATCGAATTTGTTGAATTCCTCGTCTTAAGAGTCCAGCCATGGCTAGTGCGGATAGTACCAGCACTTGCGGGGGCTGCACCTAAAGCGAGGAAATCTCCGCTTACTTTCCCAAGTGAAAGAACTTGAGTAGCCCCAATCTTGACGGAGAGGAGCCCGTTGGCTGTTACTCCGGTTCCTGGAGTGATTTCAACGTCCCCACCTGTGCCCGAAGCACCCGAAGCAACTCCTCCTTGTAGGGCTAGCTTCCCGCCCGTGGCGCCACTCCCGGAGGAGCCCTGCGCCAAAACCGTGAGTGTTTGGCACACACCTGTGCCGGTGGCGACTCCGTGTGTAATAAGCGGACTAAGGCACTGCACCCGAAAACGGAATTCAGCTGCACTTGATGAAACGATCTCGACCAAACCTGGTGAAACGTCAAACGTGTTAACGCTTGATGGATAAAGGCTGATAGAGCCCCCATAAATAAGAGTAGCCGTATTGTTTGCGTCTCCTACAAATAGAGCGTTCGCGGCAGCGCCCCAGTTTAGAAGAGAATAGTCTATCGTGTTGGAGAATGATCTCCCATTCACTGCCGCACTGCTTGCGAGACGCAAAACCCCGGCGGAGGCGGGGCTGGAACCAAGAGACAAAAAGTCACTGGAGAAGCCTCCCAGAGAGAGGAACGAACCAGCGACGAACTTTCCGTTAGCTGTTGCGCCTGTCCCCGGCGTGACAACGACGTCGCCGCCCACGCGGGTACCACTTGCGCCCGTAGCGCTTCCGCCATTCAGAGCAAGAATACCACCAGTGGAACCGGCGCCGCTCATCGTCTGAGCTGCGATAGTTAATGTCCCGCCAGTACCACCCACGAAAGCGCTAGCTTGGTGAGTCAGCGTCGGGCTACCGACGTTGACACTGAATTGAGCGTTAACGCGGAGCAGAAAACCATTGGCTGTGCTGATGCTGCCCAAAATGGCCGCCGCACCAATAAACTGAATCCCCCCGCTGCTGCTGCGAATAGTAGTGAAACTGTTGCTGAGAGATCCGAATACTTGTTCGTCAGTATTTCCGCCGGTCCCGCCCGTCTCATAGACCACTAAATCCGCAGAATTGCCGGAGTTACGCGACGTGATCAGCCCCGTCGAATATGGCAGCCTCAAGGAGCCTACGCCGGCCGGATTCGTCCCGAGAGACAGCGATCCCGTCGTCTTCAAATCCAGCGCCCCGAAGTCTGGCCCGAGCCCGAGCGAGCACGGGGCCCAATTGATGTCCGCGGTGCCACCCAGCAGCTGCCAGAGCTTGCTGTCGGCTGGAGTGAAGGCGAGCGTGCCCACGCGCCGCATCACCGCGGGCAGGTTCGTCGTCGTCGGTGGACCGCTCCCCGATGGCAGGGCAACGAAGCCTCCCTGCACCGACTCGGAGCGGACGACGAAGTTCGCGTCGCTCGGAATGGAGAGGGGCGCGACGATTGTGACATCGCCTGGTTGGGTGATCATTTAGACAGCGGTGTCACTCTCTGTACGCGGTCGTGGCCCACCAGTTCGCGCCGTCCGACGTGTACTCGGCGCACATGTTGGCGTGGTTCTGGATGAAGGATGAGAAGCCGTCGATGGTGGCCCCTCCGGCCGACTGCACGGTGAGCGAGTTAGCACTGCTAGTGGTATTCTTGATTTTGACCGAGGCTCCCGCCAGAAACGTCGTCGGGTCAGGGAGCGTGATCGTAAAACCGCCGCCCGCGACGCTGTATTTGACGAACTCACCGGGCTGGGCATTGTACGCGGAGGTCTTGACGGAGGTCGGAACCCACAGGGGCGAGCTCGGGGCGAGGACGGCGGTCCCGGACGGGCCGCGCACCTTTAGCTCATGATCGACAGGATCTACGTAGAGAAAGAATCCGCTAGTCGGATTACCTGTTGGGGTCGCACTTGCCTCGGCGATGTATACGCCGTGTTCCATTGATTGCCAGCTCACAGGGAACAGATTGAGTGCGATGTTGCCGTTTTTCGTGTTGGACGGGCCACTCCCCCCAGACAAGAAGAGATCGCCCCCTGTTCCGCTTGGACTGGTGGTTGATCCGCCAGACAAGATCAGGAGACCCGCGGTGTGCGTAGCGCTCCCGCTACCGCTTGACGCGCTGATTGTTAGAGAGGGCAAACTGCCTGAGGCCGTTGAATCTCCGTTATTTAGCCCAGCAAAACTCTGCCCGAGACCGATGAAATTACCGATGCAAGTCGTTTGAAAACTGGTCGCGTGAACCTCAATGTTGCCCGTCCCGTCACCGATCTGTGGGGCTTGAATATAGCCCGTTGTGACTACGTTCTGAGCCCCGAAATCGGGACTGATTTTGGTCCCTGCAATCGCTGCCGTGGTCGCAACCTTGGTGTCGGTGATTCCGCCATTCTTAACACTGATAACCTGGCTGGCAATGTGAGCGCTTGTCTCATCAGCCGTGAGGGTCGCACTTGTGATCGCAGAGTTTAGCGTATTCAGCGCTCCAGTCACTCCCGTCCCAGTCACTCCAGAGCTGTTCGTGATCTGCGTACTGGTATAATCACCAGTCGTTGCCACCACAGCGCCCGCTCGTCCGTAGACACTAGATACACCAGTGACGAGCGCGGTGATCGATGTCTTGAGCGTGTTCAACGCCGCGGCGACGCCCGTGCCAGTGACCGTCGAGTCGTTGGCGACCTGGCTTGCTGCATAGTCGCCGCTTGCGGGCACCACCGCTCCGGTCCGCGAGTTCCAGCTCGATACGCCGGTAACAGCGGCGGAAATCTGAGCCTGCAGCGCGTTCAGCGCCGAAGTGACCGTCGATCCGCCGCCAGTGACCGTGGCCAGGTTTTGGATCAGCGAGCTCGTGTAGTCGTTGAGCACCGCCACGACGGCACCCGTGCGCCCGAACACCGATGACACCGGGCCAGCCGTTGCCAGGGCCGAGTTCAGCGTGTTGAGCGCCGCTGTCACCGTTGCCCCGGTTACCGCGGAGGCATTCGTGATCTGCGAACTCGTGTAGTCGCCGGCAGCCGCCACTACCGCGCCCACTCGACCGAAGACGCTGAGCACCGCGGCGACCATCGACCGCTCGACCCAGTTAGCGTCGGCCGTTCCGCCGACGAGCTGCCACCACTTGCCGTCCGTAGGCGTGTACGCGAGCGTTCCGACGCGCCGGACGATCAGCGGGATCTTGGCCGCAGTCGGCGGACCACTTCCGGACGCAAGGGCGACGAACCCACCAAGGATCGACTCCGCGCGCATCGCGTAGTTAGCGTCATTTTGGACGGCGATCGGTGCGATGACCGTAACGTCGCCGGGCTGCGTGACCGCCATAATTACGGAGCTGACGAAGCGGTCACGGTCGTGACGCCGAGTCCAGCCGATACCGACTCGTAGAGGTTGTACGGCAGGACGATGCCGAGCGTGTTGGTCACGCTGATACCGGATGCGAACAGAATGAAGCCGCCCACGAACCCGCCGACACTGAAGATGGTTGCACCGAAGTGCCCTGGCCTACCGAAGTAGATCTTGTTCGCGCCTGATGCGTTTACGGTGAACGTTACGGCTGCGTGCGCGTACGTGATTTGATGCGCGCCGAGGCCTTCGATAAAAGCCTCCGTGCTGAGCGGCGTCGTACTTACTCCCCAGTAGGATACCTCTGTACGCACCGCAGCGGCTAGCATCGAGAAATCCATTTTCAGAGCACCGCTACGGAGTTGCAGGGGAAGAAGTCGGCGCCGTCCCACTGGTAGGAGTAGATACGCTTCGCGCCCGGAGAAGCGGGTTTGACGCGCATGTCAGCAGGGGTGGCGCCGCCGTTTCGCATCGTGTACGTCCACGCGCTGACGTCGAAGACCTGGATAAACACGACGTCCCCGACGACGATGCCTGTGCCGCCGACAATCGTGAGCGTGGCGTTTGCTGACTGCGCCGCTGCGGGGAGCGTGAACAGCAGCCCGGTGATGCCAGGCGCAATCGTTTGGTTTCCACCGGTGAGCGGCGTCGGGCCTGGGATGACGTTGAAGGCGTCTACGCCATTGGTCCCATTGGTTCCGTTCGTGCCGTTCGTGCCGTTCGTGCCGTTAGTGCCAGCTGCGCCGGTCGCAATCTGGAAGTCGAGCGCGGTCGTGTTGACGGCGATGGCGCCCTCGGTCTTGAGCAGCGCAAACTTGCCGCCATTGGCTGTGCCCGTGACGATCGCCACGGCCATCCCGGAGAACAGCAGATTGCTCGTGCGGGTGAGGACGAACGGCGCTCCGCCGTTTCCAGTATCGGTCACGCTGAACAGCCCGTTGTTAGCGCCGGTGGCTTCGTTCTTCACGAGCAGCACGTCGCCCAACGCTACCGCGGTGCCATCTATGGTCAGCGCGCCGTTGGCCGATGCAGTGAGTACGTTGCTGGTGCGCGTGTTCGTCGGCAGCGCCGTTGCCGTTGCGAGGCGAGCTACGGGGGCGCTGCCAGCCATGGCGTCCGCATAACCTTTGGTGCACGCATCCGTCGAGGCCGTAGGCGTCGCCACATTCGTAAGCTTGAAGCCGCCCATCGACTGGTTACCAGTGAACGGGTTCGTGCCGGCCGGGATGATCTGCGCGTCAACATAGCCCTTCGTTGCCGCGTCGGAGCTCACCGTCGGAACGGAAACGCTGGTGAGTTTGTGGCTGCCCATCGACTGATTGGCAGTGAAGGGCACCGTGCCGTTGGCTAGAACAGCGCCGGCTGGGGCCGCGACGATCCCATCGACGTACCCCTTAGTTGCTGCGTCGGTTGACGTCGTCGGCGGCGCAAGGCTCGTGATCTTGTTGCTACCCGCCGACATGTTGCCGGTGAGAACGCGCGTGCCGTCCGTGCGCAGGTATTGCGGGTGATCGTCCGCCGCGAGCCCGGTCAGGTTCGCGTGAACCGTGACGCCGCCGCTGCCAGAACCGGTCAGCGCATTGTTGAGCGGGCCAGTCCAGCCGAAGTTTGCGTCCCGCTCGAGCTCCTCGCCGACCGCGAAAGGCACGATGCCAACCGAGTTCGCGACACCGACGAGCGCGGTCTTGGTCAGCAATGGGTCGACCTGACCCGCAGAGTCACGCCCACCGTTGACCACGCATTTGATGATCAACGAAACGCCGCGACCCGTGCCGGGGTCCGCGACCATCGTCGCCGTCGCCGTGGCGCCCAGCGGCGAGCCGCCGAGCGTAATGGCTGGCGGGACAGTCGTGGGCGCATCGGTGCCCGTAAACGACCAAGCGACGGTACTCACGCCGGAAGTGCTCAGCAGAGCGAACGTGAGCGCAGCGCCGTAGGCGACCGCCTTCTCTGGCGGGCACGCCGAGGTGTTGATCGTAAAATTGGGTGATGCCATGTCAGATTTCTTCGAACCCGGCGCCGTGTACGAGCACAGTCTTCGCTGAGTTGTCCGTCACGGGCGCGGGCGGGCTGATGGCCGCGAGCTGCGCGAGGAAGAGAGAGTGAACAGTCAGGAGCTTCGGCACCGGGTCGAGGGCGTGCACGGTGTCAGGCGCCAGATGCGCAGAAGAGACGCGGTGGGACTCGAAGCAGCGCTGCGCGTCGGCTAAGCCGCGCACATGCTCGGAGATCGTCCCAGTGCTTGCAAATAGGGGCAGACTCGCCCAATCGACAACACCAGCGCCGTTTATTTGGTGCCATCCGCTCGAGCCGGTACCGGTCGGCGTTGTCGCTGAATCGTTTCGAATATGCGCGCTGAGCGCTTTCAGAATTTGCGCGATCGATTGCTTCAGCGCGTCTGGTGTCGTCGGGTTCCGGTACTCCGACGAGATCCGATTGGCGCTACTGTCGGCCGTATCGTGAAACGCCGCGTCGGCAATGTGCGCGTTGAAGTCGATGATGAAGTCAGTAACCAATGCACCGATATCGCCGAGAGCGAGAGCGGCGGTTGAACCCGCCAGCGCTGCGACAGCCGTCAGCAGCGCTGCGTTCTCCGCCGCAGTGGTCGCCTTGTCCGTTTTTGGCTTCTGGACCGTCGGTGTTGCCAGTCCCTGAACGGCGAGCGAGGTGGATTGAATCACCGTGTTCGCGGCGTAGAGGACGAGATCGGCGACATCGGCTCCAAAGCCGAGCGTGGCTTTGAGTTTGCTCGCGACGTAGAAGGTGAGCGGTGTTTCGCCGAGCGACGTTTCCGCAGGTGCCGAGTTGGGCGCGTCCTGATATCCGCCGCCGTAGGGCGCGGCGCCCTTGATGAACTCAGCCGCCGCGAACTGGTACGCGCCCGAGACGTCGAACGTATATTCGATCGCTCGGGCCGAATCGGTGTCGAAAGCATGAACCCGCGCGGCGTTGTTCTCGTCGAGTTTTCCCCGCAGCTTCGAGCCTGCCGGCGCCGCGGTGCACCACACGCGCACGAAATTGCCTGCGCTCGCGGTGAACGTTAGGCGCAACGGTTTCTTCGCAACCGCAACAGCGATTGACGACGCGAGAGCTACGGACATTTACACCTTGACGCCGAGCACGAATGACCAGGTCCCGCCAATCCTCATAAACATGATGGCAGCGAACGCCCCGGTGAAGCCGCCGGTAATCAAATAGCTAAACAGTGACCCGCCAGTGGGATCTTTAACGGTCAAGGCGTGTCCGCCGTAGTTCACAAACCACATCGTGCGGCTTTCAAACGGCGCGAGGCCGGTATCATCGAGCTGATATATGCGGTCGCCAGTATTCGCTGAAGCGATCACACAATCGTATGAAGCGGCCCGATAGAGATGCGTACCTGGCGTGTCGAGTCCGATGACTGGCCGTGCAACTAACCCGCCACTAGCGCTTACGGATCCGGTCGCGGTCACTGGCCCGAGCACAGAGAGGCCAAAAGTGCCGCCGACTTGGAGCCCGCTGGTTGCTGACAGCAAGCCCGTCACGTTCGTGGCGCCGCCTACGGATAGTGCCCCGCCAACACTGAGCGTGGTGCCTACGCTGGCCGTGCCTGCGACGATGGCGTCGCCCGTGGCTATAATGCCAGTGTTAATCGTGTTGGCAGAAACGTTGCCGCTTGCTGTGACCCCAAAGGTGACGAGCGTGCCGCCGAGAGTAAGGTCGTGCGCGAAGCTCGCTGCGCCGCCGTCTGCAGCGCTAGCCAGCGTTAGCCCATTGAACCCGAGTAGCTTTCCGGATGGCGTCTGAAAGCTCAGGTTGTCGGATGGCGTGTACGCGCCACCGTCGCGACCGTTTACCGCGAACGGAAAATCCGTATTGAGGGCGTTCATCTGGGCAGATGTCAGGATCTCTCCAAAAGCCCAGCCGCCTGCACGCAAAGGAGCAAAGTTGGCCATCAGTAAGCCCCTCGTACCAGCGCGCGGCCGTCACCCGACCGCACAACAGGCTTCGCGCGCCCGTCGGCTAGGCGTTGAATCTTGAGCACGCCAGCCTCCTCAACCGCCAGGCGCTCGCCTACCAGATATTCGACGCCTTGATCCACGTAATCCTCAGGGAGATTCTGGTCGAACGATGAGCGCAGAAACTGATCGATGGCTTCGCGAGGCAAGTCTTGCCGCGACAGCGCCAGCACGTTGAACACGCTGAGCGCCTTGGTGCTCGAATAGGTTTCGTTCATGACTACGTCGAATTTTCGTGACAAGGTGTCTGCATGGGTAAAGCGCTTGAACTGACGGGGCAAAGGTTCGGATGTCTGACCGTGTGTGAGCGCGGCCCGCGTCATCCCGTGCGAGGCAGCTACAGTTGGGTCTGCCAGTGCTCTTGCGGCGGCAAGGCAACGGTCACTAGCGGCAACCTGAAGTCCGGCAATACGGTGTCGTGCGGGTGTATCCAGAGTCTGATCGCCGCCGAGAACGCACGACGCAGAAACACAACTCACAGCATGACGCATTCGAAGGCGTTTAAGGTCTGGTCGATGATGCGCGAGCGTTGCGAGAAGGACTACAATGCCAGCTACGGAAACTACGGCGGCCGAGGAATATCCATCTGCGAACGATGGCAAACGTTCGAAAACTTCTTTGCTGATATGGGAGACCCTCCCAGTCGGGCCCATAGCATCGACCGGTTTCCGGACAACGACGGAAACTACGAACCCGGCAACTGCCGATGGGCAACGGTCAAGGAGCAATCCAGGAATCGCAGAACTAATCACCTGCTCACATTGGGTTCGGAAACCATGACGCTAGTCGAGTGGGCCGAGAAGTACGGGGCTAACCCTAAAGTGGTGAACGGTCGGATCCGTATAGGCTGGGATCTGCTGCGCGCGCTTACCGTGCCTCGCGGCAAGATTGGCCGGCCGCCGTCACGGCGTTAGTGCATCGAAGTCTAGTTGGGAGATCGTACCGTCTGCATGTGCCACTCCATCCAAAAGGAAGCCGGAAATTCCGGTAGCCCAATTAAACGTCATTTTTGCGGGAAGCATGCGATCGAGTTGTTGGAACATGGCGACGTTTGCCTGGTAGAGAAATTCACTGAGCTGCGTCGGTGGCGGCTTCACGAGCAGCACGGTCAGGTGCGCTCGCTCGCTCGACCAACAGCCGCCACCGAGATCCAGCGCTGCCGGTCCCGGGTTGATTCCCGGCCAGAACGTGAGGGCAGGCGGATGGTCAAGATCGGTGCCGATCGGCGTCGCGATGGATGTATATCGAGCACCCAATAGCTCAGCTAGCGCGGCGTCGATGTTCGCCTGCGTGGGTCCGAGAGCGCCCTTGTACTTTGCTGCGCAACGTTGTCGGATTTGCCAGCGCTGATCGGAATCGCGATACGGAATAGCGAGTGCCTGCACCCACAATCCAAGGCAGTCGTCCGCAGTTGATGGGATGGCATTGCAGCGAGCTCGTTCGGCCGCACGCGTCTTGCCCGCTTCGAATCGAGCCAGCGTGAGTTTTTTTGCGTGAACGATGCCGCTCTGCAGGCTTGAGAAGCCAGACCCGAGCATGGCCGTGTATTCCTGATACCAAAGCCAGGCGTAGGGCTCGGTTTCAGTACCGCAGTCGACCTTGTCAGTTGCGCCGTCATAGTCGCCGATGCGCGCCTCAGGCAGCCAATCGCCGAACACGCGGAGCGAAACCGTCTCGGTCGACAATGCCCAGGCGCTACCGTTCCACTTGCGCGTCTCGACCTGCACGACCGTCGCGCTGATCTGCGTGAACGACGCGACGACTGGATTGGCGTTCCAATGCCCGGAGGCGTTCGCGGTCCGAATCACCCACGGGAATGGGACGGCGAGTCCGTTGCGGAAGAGCTCGGAGGCGTATGTCGTGCTCCAAGTCAGCTTCAGCAGTCCGGTCGAAACCACCTGCACCGCAGGCGCGAAGGCAAGGCCAGAGCCGTTGCGTCCGTGGTAGCTCGTGACCGCACCGGCGCTGACCGTGAGACTCGCGAGCGGCGCGGTACGCGATACGGCCGCCATGTCCGCCGCCAACCGGGCGTGTTGCATGGCTGTCCAGCCAAGCTGAGCATTGCCGCCTAGGCGAATGGGCAGCAGTCCGCCGAAGCCGCCAAACATTTCAGGTCCCGCTGCCGACTGAAAGCGTGAAGCGAGCGCCGCTGATCGCGACGCCAGTGAGATCGAAAACCCGCACGTTGACAACCGTCGCGCTCACGATTTCTGGCACGGCGACACCGCCGCCCGCCCCGACGAAATTAGCGATCGGCTCCTTCACAATGAAAGCGCCCGCCACGCCATATTCGTCGATGTATGAGGCCGGGAATGTGACCTGAACGGAGCCGTTACTGACGCGGGTCACAATCGGGAACAGCAAGGGGAGTAGGGTTATTGGAGCCACGCCTCCGGGCGGCGCTGTGCCGGCGTAGGGGATAACGGTGACTCCGACCATGAGTCGGCAGTTCTCGACGATTGGCGTGTTCGACCCGCCATCAACGCAGAGGATCTGCATCGAAGCAAACTCGGCTGTGCGCACGACTGACGCAGCATCCGCGACCAGTCGCGAGAAGCCTTCAGCACCAACGTCGGTGCGCGGATTGACGACGCCTTGCGACTGGTAGTTAGCCTTGCTCGGATCTCCCCCATATTGGATATAGTCGGCGGAGCGTGTCCAAGCCGGGAGGCCGGTGGGAGTCGTCATCAGAACACCTGGATCCCGAAGTGGTGAGGAACGAGAACGCGCGGATTCGCGGCGACCGTGGAAGGAGTAGTTGGTGACGGCGTCGGTAAATAGCCGAGAGCGGCATCCGTGATCTCGCCATGTTGCGCCAGAAAATCAGTCAGGAACTTGTTGGTAATACTGAGGTCCGCCCCGTCACCAACGAACGGGTGGCGCGCCGAGCGCGGAAGACGCTGTGCGTCGAACGTGTTCTCACCGGCGCCGAGCGACTCCATCAGGTCGATAAACGTTCCGCCATACTTCTCGGCGTTCGTCGCCGCAGGCGAAATAAAGTCGCCGACCGCTACGACATTCCCAAGACTGTCGACAAACGGCGCATCGACAGTGAGGATCCAGCTCCCGCTGGTGCTCGATGGGTCGACTGTCGTGACCAACGACGTCCGCATTTTCATGTCATAGCGCGACCACCACATGATGTGCGTTTGCCCAGGAAGCGGCGACACAACCGTCGTTGCGTGTACCGTGACGTTCAGCGCTCCGCTCGTAGCCGAGACGGTCACCGGCGTGCCGGATCCATTCGGCGGCCAGGGGTACTGGTCGAGCCAGCCGAGCCCATTGCCACCAGCGAGCGCCGAACTCGGGAGCTCAAGCAGCAGGGTGACGTCGCAAGCTAGCTCGTCTCCCGTGCCGACTACATGTTCGTCGCCAGTCGAGAGCTGGGAATGGATAGCGTCCCGCACCAGCGCAATGGCCCCGAGCTGGAAGGATCGATGGTAGTCGTTGCGCGCGCGATCGAACCCCTTGAGTATGGTGAGCTTGTCCGACGACGACCCTCCCAGCGCTGGGTAGACGTAAGCGTCCTTGACGCTCGGTAGCGTGTTGAACGCGATTTCGCGCAGCTGCCCCCAGTTGCCGCCTCCTGGCGTGTTTTGAAAGCGGTTCAGGACGCGGTCGCGTTTTCGATCTTCGGTCTCGCTGTCGAATCCGCCGGTGAGCGGGCCGTTGATTGAAACGCGCGCCTGCGTTGCGACGTTGAATGGTGGATTTACCCACCTAACCGCCATGCCGCTCTCGAGATTTGTTCCGCCGCCCGTGTCGATGGCCACGACGTTAACGTCCTGCTCGTCGAACACATTGAGCTGCGTCCCGCTGACTTTGCCGCGGAGGCCGCTCGGGTAAAGGAACTGCAGCCCATCCGAGAACGTGACCGAGCCCACGCCGGAAACGGTGACGGTGAGCTTCCCCGCTGCAGGCGATGCTTGGACGACGGGCAACCCAAGCGCGATTCGGTATTCTTCTAGATCTTCGCCTGTCGCATTGAGTGGTGTGATCGCTGGGCGAATGGTAGCGATGTTCGAGTATTGGAGAAGCCCGGCGTTCGCTACCGCCGTGAAGAAGAACCAGTTGTCAGTGCCCGGCGTAACCGCGGGCGCGATCACCGAGTACTTCACGGCCTCAAGCCGAAAGTCCGCAAGCAGATCGTCGCGAATTTCCTCGGCACTGCCCGGGATGAAAAGTTGTCCTGCTTGAAGCGTCATGGATTACAGCGTGCTGTCGTGGTTGTCGCCGGTGAGCAGATCGGTGAATGCGACCCTGATGTCGCTTCGCCCTGGTCGTGACTCGAGCAAGGTAACGGCGTCGATTCGCAGCTCCCCGCTCTTAACCAAGAAAGCCAGCGCGCTGTTGACCGCGAACCGAACGCGCCGCTCATAGTTGCCATCAATCTTGTCGGGCAGCGTCAGCCCCGCAGTCGGCTGTACGCTTGAGCTTGCCTTCAGCGTGCCGAGCGCGAGCTCCACGCGCTGTCGTAACGACGGCATCCGCAGGTACTCGCCATCGCTGCCGACGGTGTAGTCTCTGGTAAGCGGGTCCAGAAACCGGGCCGCTTGGGGGGCAATGGTTGGCGGAGCAGCCGCCTCGTCAGGCGTCCCGATGCCGAAAGGGGTCCCGAAACCCACGGGTGCTTGGCCTAGTCCAGACATATTTCGAATTTAATTCAGACGTTCAGTAGCGCTGGCCGGTGATGGGCCGTTATCATTGGGTATGGTCACTCGAAATCTGCTGCCAGTCCTCGTGTTGCTCGCTGCCTGCGGCTGTGGAGGCGCTCAGGGCGCGTCAACGGAGCCCGACGCTCAACCTGTGCCAACCGAGGCGGGGCCCGGCGAAGGTGAGGCCGGGGCACAGGCTGTCACAATGGCGGCCGTCGCTGGCGCTGGCAGCGCTCTGGAGGCAGTGGCGGGGCAAGGAGGGGCGCCGTCCATGCCCGTTACGCAAGGCGGCTCGCCGGGGAGCGCGGGAAGCGCTGTCGCGGATGTGCCCGGCGGTGCGCCGAATGGCGGGGGTGGGGTCGCCGGTTCTGCTGGCGCCGTGCCCGCACTTGGCGGTCAATCTGGTTCTGCGGCGTCCGCCGCGGGCGGATCATCTGCGGGTTCAAGCGGCGTGGGCGGATCGAGCGGTTCGGCCGGCGCGTCAGCAGCTAGTTTTGGGACCATCGTCGTAACAGCGACTGTCGGCGGCCTGCAATACAGCACGCTGAACCCGGGGACGTGTACATCGTACAACCAATGGGGACCAGGCGGCGACGGGAGTAAGGTGGTTCTCGCCTATGGGCTTCCGGGAAAGCCGCGCGACAGCGGCGTCTTCCTCGCCTGCGGGAACGTCGATGCCCAAAAGCAGGTGCCGGCTGATACCGAATTGAGTTTCATGACCCGCCTAGAACGCGCATGGACATGGGTGGACCAGACCCACACATCGCCAAACTATGCGATGGATCCAGCCGTCACATTCACAATGACTGTCACAGCGAACCAAACGGTTCACGTGGCCGTGGACTTCCCAGTGACTGGCGTCGATGGCGCGACGTTCTCGATCGCGCCCTAGCTAGCCACCAACGAACACGCCCGCCGCCGGCGCCGATGCTCCAGCTGTCCCGATTACCGGGGCAGGACCGAATTGCACCGGTCCGAGCGGCGTGCGACCACCGAGGATGACCTGCCCGGTCAGGATACACATGCCATCCTTGACCTGAATCATCCCGCCACCGTGCGCCATGAAGCATCCGTGCTCTTGGCTGATTTCGAAGTGGCCGCCGAAGCAGGAGATCGTGATCTTCTTGTTCTTCTCGTCCACTACGATCGCCATGCTATCGCCGACGACGATGGATGCGCTCTTGTCTTTGAGGAAGAGCCTCGAGTCGAAGTCGGGTCCTGTCGAGTGAACGCAGGTTTCACCGGCGCCGAGCTCGGCTGTGACGCCAGCAGTCCGCGTGTCTCGGGCGGCAATGATGACCCCGCCGGCGGTGCCTGGGACATCCGCCTTGATGCCTTGCGCGTGACCGTTGTCGTTGCGCGGATACGGAAACGACGTGACCCCTAGAGCGCCCATCATCGGCGCGTCGCCAGCGTCTGGCGCGTCGTCTGGATCTTCACCGACTCGCGTGGTCTTTGCCTGCACGAGCAGAACGTTCGTCTTCGGGTCGAGACGAGCTGTTCCAAGATCAACTAGGTCGGTCATTGTTGCTCTGCCTTGGGCGGCTCCGGCTTGCGGCCGCCGAGATTGATTCCATTCGGTGCGTACAGCTTGATCTCGCCGAACGGCCCAACGGTAACGCGACAGCCGAAGGCTTCGATCACGGTTCGTTCGGTCGTAACCGTCGTGATGTCGTATTCGAGCTTCTTCATGCGGCGTCCAATGGGCACTGGAGAACGATGACGGGCAACCCCGGCAACGATGGTAGCGAGAGACTGAGAGAGGGCAGTGTGATGCCGGGCAGCTGCAGCGACAGGTTGAACCCGGGCAGCTCGACGGTCGGGAAGGGGATACCGGGCAGCGACGGGAGCGAAAGACTCAGCGACGGGAGCGAGATGCTTGGCAGCTCAAGGCTGAGGCTGAACCCCGGGAGCTCGACGACTGGGAACGGGATGCTCGGCAGCGATGGTAGCGCAAGGCTCAACCCCGGAAGCGAAATCCCCGGTAGGTTGAAGCTGCAGTTGCTCATCGATACGCATCACAGAATGTAGGAGTCGGGCCTGACGAACTTCATCGTGGTCATTGGCCCAGCGCCGTCGTTGAACTTCGAGTTCTCATAGAGCCAGAGGCGCTCATCGACTTGCTCAATGAAGTCGAAGACGTCGACAACACTGTCAATGCTCCAGATCGCGCCAGTGTTTGGGTCGACATGCCCTCGAACCGTGCACTCATATTCGAGGGTCTTTTTCAGGTGTTCAGCAACCATCTTACTGACGCCGTACTCTAGCTGCTCTTGGTTCTTCGAGTCCTTGTCCTGGTAGAAGAGCGGACGGTAGACCGGCTGCCCATAGCCATAGATCGTATGATCCTTCTTTTTTGGGTCGTACCGCTGCTCGCGGGTGATCAGGATGTTGTCGTCAGAGGTGATGATGCGCTGGATCTCCGGGATCTTCGCGATAGGGTTCACCGTCTGACTGTTGAACGTCGAGAACTCATGGCGCGTTCCCGCGACGGCAACGTTAGGATCCCCACCTCGGCCACGGGCCAATGTCACCGTTGGAACGCTCGACCAGTCTCGAGTCGCCGAGCCCTTCATGATGTTGCCGGGGCGGGCTAGCCGACCCATCGGGTCAACCAGATCGTGCGGTACGCAACAGATGATGCCGTCGCGCAGATTGGCTGACTGCAGACAGAAGCCCATCCGGTGGCAGATGGTCTCCGCGAATTCGAAAGCGCCTTGGTTGTCCTTGGGGCGGAGTTCGTCTGGGTGAGCCTTCTTGAACTCGCGCGCCGGCTTGCCCTTGGCGGACGTGACGCGCCCGCTGAGGATGTTTCGCGTCAGGCCGAAGTCGGCGTAGACGGTCTTGATCCCAAACGGCTCGAAGATGGCGAGTAGCGCTTGCCCCAGATCCATCTCCTTTTTGATTTGGAGCGACGGGTCGACGGTGCCTGCGACGGAGTCGTAGAGGTAATCGTATCCAGAAACCTCAAGCGCCGCGCCGCTCTCGCCGGTGCCGCGGATCTTCTCTATTCGCCCGACGAGCTGCGTCTGGCCCGCAATCGAAAGTCGGATCGGCTGCCAGGGACGAAACTTGGTGCGGAGGCTTGACGGATCGTCGTCGTTGTAAACCGTGAACGACCAGGAATCCGTCGGCGTCAGATACGAGGTGTCGATGCGGTATTCTTGGATGTTATCGGTGATGATCTCGCCGGTCGACTCCAGGGTTACCGTGAGTCTCTGTTCGTCGGGGTCAACAACGGGCATCAGCGGCGCTTGGGCGGGGGCTGCGCGTCGGAGAACGAGCGCAGGATCGAACCCGCTTTGATGAATGGGGCGCGAGCGAACTGCGGGTTGAGGCGCGCGAATTCCTGAACCGACATCCCCAGGAGCGCAGCCGTCGCCGAGAACGAACGGTTGACCACCGTAGTGGTCTTCTTGATCGGGTGAATGCCAGTGATGTCCGTGCGGTCTTCGAGATCGAGCACCGCGGCCTGCAGCCGGCGAGCTTGTTGGCGCGTTGGAGCGAGGTTCGGGTCTTTCAGACGGTCGATGGTCGCGACGCTCTTCTCGAGCCGGAATGAATAGTCGGCGAGAGCGCTTGTGACTTTGCCGCCCGCCACCTCCAGCTGGCCGCCGATCCCGCTGATGAAGTCGAGCGGGCTAACCGTAGCTTTTGGCGGCGGCTCTTGCTTCCAGTCGATCTTCTTGATGTCCGCATCGAAGCGGCGGGCGTCATCTGCTGCACCTTGCAGCGTCTTGATCTGCGTGGTGAGATCTTGCGCGAGCTCGGACTCAAGCGGCGCGACGATCCACTCGCACTCTACGTCAATGCCATCACGCTTGTTGACGTCCAGGTCCTCGGCGAGCGAGACACACTTGACATTGATGTCGCCATGAACTGGGTCCGAAAGGATGCCGCGAGTGCGGTCAAGGCAAGCGTTTAGGAATTCCGGATAGACCTCAGTGAACAGGTGCCGATAAGGGCCTTTGGAGATATCCTCACGGAAAGGGATCGTGTAGCGGTAGGTCGGGTTCTCCGCGCCGAGCGATTCAATGAGCTGCTGGTCGCGGAAAATGTAGCGGTGCTTCGCCTGCTCCTGCTGGAATCCGTACTTACGCGACGTGATCGGGAACTCGATGAAGCGCCAGCCGCAGCGCTGCATTTGTACGAGAACGTCGGTCATGGCTTCACGGCGCGCGGGCTACGATTGGCTTGGTGCGGTTCGGGTCTGCAGTGCGGATGTTGGCAGACGCAACGCGGAGATCAGCGGCCGCGCTCTTCATTTCCTTGGCCGCGTCAGTCTGGGCAGCCGCGGCTGCAGTCGTCGCCGCATTGGCCTCGGCACCACCCTGCCCGCCGCCGCTGAGACCGGCCTTCTTCATCATCGCGTCGTAATCTTCGGGCGTGCCGGCCTTGGCCACATCGGTGCCCCAATCGGTGAAGCCCTGGGTCACGTTGTAGAGCTGCTTCCCTTCGTACGCAGCTGCACCGACGCCGGCAGCAGCGAGACCCGCGGCGGCGCCCAGCGCAACGCCACCGGCGGCGCCAGCGACACCCAGTGCACTCGTCACACCGGTGGCGGCGCCTGTGATGCCGCGCGCGGCTAGTCCAACGCCAGCGCCAGCCAGCCCTGCCGCTGGGCCCACAAGCCCTCCGGTGGCGCCAGGTATCGCGCTCTTGATGATGCCGGTCAGGAGAAAGGAGAGCCCCTTGCCAATGCCAGCGGCCGCAATGTCGGCTGTGATCTTGCCCAGAATCAAAACGCCGATCCCCTCGATCGGATTGTCCGCCAGCGCGTTGACGAACTTGACCAGCTCTCCGGTGAGGTAGGTCGCCGCCGGCACGAGTTCGACGAACTTCGGGATCAGTTTCGTGACGGCAGGCAGTAATTGCTCGCCGATCGCGCGGTTGAATTGCTTGGTCGCCTCGATGAATTGCTTATCCGGGTCTGCGTTTCGAAGGTCATCAGCGGCGTTGATGTCTTTGGTCGCGTTGATCAGTGGTTTGACGCTGGCCATAACCGCCGCGTGCCCGGCGGCTTCTCCGGATCCCTTCTTGATTTTCTCAGCCTCGCGGTATGCGCCCATGTAGGTCGACTGAATGCCAGAGACCACCCGCTGGCCACGGACGCCAGCATATCCGGAGATCTTAGTAAGATCTCCGTGCGTTCTATCCATGATATCAAGCGCCATCGCAACCGGGCTCTTTAGCGCGGACTGCGTGTCATCGGTGAACGGGTTGAAGCCCTTGTTCTTCTTCCCCTTCTTTCCGCTGGCGTCTTTGATCATGTCGTCAGTGAAGCGACCGAGCGAAGTCGTCTCCTCAGCGGCATCAGTGGCGCCGCCCTTACTGACAGAGAGCTGGCCCAGGGCCAGAAGTTCTTTCAGGCTCTGAATCGGGTCGCCCCCGTATCGGCGCGTTGCAGAGGTAACCTTGCCGAGCACAGGAGCCAGGTCGCGGGCCTCTACCGTTTCCATATTGCCTTGAACGGCAATGGTCGTCATCACGTCTTTGAATTGCTTAGCGCGTTCGAGTGGATCCTTAACGCTCTCGGAGAGCAATCGCCACACGCGGCCGCCCGCGTTGCCCATATCCTCGAAGCTGGTGCTCGTCGCGTTAGCGAGTACGCCAAGCATCTTCCACTGCGAAAGCGCCCCCTCTACGTCGGAGCTTTTCTGGACGAATTGATCCAGCGCGTTGATCGATTCTTCGCCAGTGAATCCGCGTTGGTTCTGGGACTCTTTCGCGATCTGATTTTTCAGGTCAGGGCGCATGCCCTGGTTGGCGACACGGCTCGCGCCCGCCTGAATACCGATCTGATCGTGTAGCGCAGAGGCAATGAGTGCCCCGCCTATCACAGTGGCGCCCATCATTGCCGTGCGCGCCGTGTTGTGGACCGCAGTGCCAACGCCCTTCGCCATTGACTCAGCAAGCCTCGTGCGCGCAGCTCGCTCCTTATCGAGCGCTGCTAGCCGCTGGCGCGTGATGCGCTCGATCTCGGTTCCTTCGAAAGCGACGAAGCGCGCGTGTAGCCGCTCTCTAGCCCGCGCAACCTTCTCTTCCTCGGTGATGCGCACCCGAGAGAGCGCCTTGGCCTCAGCTGCTCCGCTACCAGCGTTCCCTGTACCAAGCTTGGGCCGCCCAGCGCCAGCGCCCGACGTGCCGCGAATGCCGGCCGTCATCCTCTTGTTGCTGGCAAGAATCTCCGCCTCAACGCCGCGGATGACGGAGCGGATCTGATTCGCCCCTACTACCGTGATGTCGTATTGGAGGTTGGCCATTTTTGGGGATTGACTAGAGGTTCAAGTGGGCAAATTCGCCGAAGTGTTTGCGCGCGGCCGCGTCGTACGCTGCGGCTGACTCTTCCTCGTTCTCAAAACGCCCTAGGCGCAACGGGACGCCATCGACCTGAATCGTCACACGCCATTTGCGATTCTCCTTGTCCCAGGTGACGCCCTTGAAGCGCGAGCTGTGCTTGCGCGTGTGAACGAGATTCTGGATGTTCTGTCTACGCGATGCGACCCGTATATTTAGACGGCGGTTGTTGAGCCCGTTGCCGTCCCAATGATCCACTTCGAAGCCGTCACATGCGCTTCCAAGCAAGAAGCGATGCATGACGACCGACGACCGACGACCGACGAGCGCGATGCGCCATCACGCGGTAAGCTTCGCTGAGCGTACCAGGTCCGCTTACCTGGTTTCACGCACCACTTGAACCTTGAAAGCCACTCGTAGTCGACATCATCCACGATCGTGACCATGCCCCGGCTCAGCGTTATCTCGGCCATTGCCGCAGTTTGCCTTATTTCTTCGGCTTCGTCACTCGGGTCACGCGCTTCCGCGCTTCGTCTTGCGTCATCAGCTCGCCGGCCTTGATCGGCTCTGGATCATTTTCCGAAGATGCGACAGGCTGCTCGATAGAGATGCCAGTGTCCGAGGTAGAGATCTCGGGGTTGAACTCCGAAGAATCTGGCGAGGTCGATAGCGGACGCCCGACCTCCGTACGAAGATCCCGAACCTGTGCTGCCAGCAATAGGATTGCCCCCGGGTAGTGATTGCAATCCAATTGCGACAACCAAAAAGGGGCCTTGAGAGGATCTGAAAACCTCTCAGTCCACATGTCGGCGTCATGTTCGTCGAGCGTTTCGAGCGTTCCGTACTCGCTCTTGACGATCTGGAAGCAGTTCAGCAGGACAGAGAGCTCGGTGGCCGTGAACGACGCGCGTACTTGGCGCGAGTCCGTGAACAGCGGCGGGTAGTAGCTGGTGCCGTCCGGTCGAGTGTGCTTGTCGACGTGACAAAGCGCCCGGGTCAGCAGCTCGACTGCCTGCGCCTCGCGGTAGATGTCCGTGTATTGCTCGGACTCTTTGCGGTGCTTCGCGTGCGCCTGCGAGTCGGCGAGAACGCTGTCGTTCTCCTCCAACCGCAGCAGCTTGACCCGAATCTTCGAGACGGTTTTCTCGCCGCCCTCTTGGATGCGGACGAAGTCGAAGACCTTGCTCGGCACGCCGTCGAGCAGCGATCGAATCAGCTCCGATGCCGGAATTTCCCTCATGTCACCCTCAGAAAACGGCGAAAGCCTCCGCTCCCCACACGGGAGATCGGAGGCTTGGTCAAAGTCAGTTCGCAACCCGGTCCGCCTCAAAACGCGGGCTGCTCACAGTCAGCGGGACCAGCCCGCTTAGGTCATTTCGGTTTCGAGAATTCGCCGATCCAATCGAACTTGAACTCAGTGGATTGGTTCGTGGACTGCCCGATGTCAGCGGTCTGGAACCAGCCATTGCCGATGTACGACTTCACGCCGAAGGGCACCTGCATCGAGTGGTAAGAACCCTCTTGGCAGGCAGTGAAGAAGTCGAACTCAGGGCCACCAAGCGGGACGGCGCAGGTGCCAGTGATCTTGCACTGACCAGAGCCTGGTGTCTTGCCCGCTAGGCCTTCGAGCGTGTCGACGACTTGGGCTTGCGAGTCGAGCGCTACTTGGATCGATGATGGCTTCACTTGGAAGACGCCGTCGATCAGGAGCTTGAGTCTCAGATGGTCGGACAGTTGCGGAATTGGCGTACACTTTCGCTATGCCGCCTTGGCGACAATGACCTGCTAGGGGGCGAGTAGACGGCGGGCGGATCGCTCAGCCTGGTGTTGTCTCGGACAGCTGGATCCCGGTCTGATGTCGGATATCGATAGTCCTGCCGCTGGCAGTGACGACGAGTCGACTGATGTTGTTCGGGTCAATCGAGCAGATGAGCGAGTTGAGCCACGTCGACGCGCCCTGGATCTCGCCGTTGTCCGCGGCCTCCTGGATCTGCGCGGCCGCGAACGGCTTGTAGAGCGACGGCGTCAGCGTGAAGGGCGGGACTTTCTGGTTGAAGTTGATCGACCCGTCCGGCATCAACTGATCCGGAGTCAGCTTGAAACCGACGCCATATTGCACGGCATCGCGAATCAGCCAACGATCGCCAACAGCGTCGAGGAAGCTAATCCGATGCGTTTCGGTAGCTCGGAAGTCCGAAATCGTTCCGCCCGAATCGCGCGAGCGCGTAGTGACGGACATCACCATGAAGGAGCCGTATTGATCGGACGCAACTTCGATCACACCGTCGGTGACGGCTTGATTGATTTGCGTCGATGTAGGCCAGTCCGCATTCGAGTAAGCAGCCGGGCACATCCAATCCTTGCCGCGGTAGTTGTCTGGGACAAAGTCGCCCGTCCCTGCTTCCTGGCTCTGATGGATCGCGATGGCATTGCCGACTAGGTCGGCCGTGTCCCATTCGCTATTCGTCTGGTGGACGATGTGTTGACGCTCGAAGTTGACCGCGATGGCGAGCGCCGAGACGGCCGAGCCGGTACCGGTGTACGCGGTGAAAGCGCGGCAGCGAAGCCCGGGGTTCGCCTGGCTCTTGGCGCTGACGTGCGTTGCGATGACGGCAAGGGCCGCCGCCGACCACATCGTGAAGCCGTTGTAGTAGTAGCGAGTATTCGTGAGCGTCGAGAGCGCGCCCGTCATGTTGACCAGCTCGGTGGTGGTCCCGTCGACTCCGACAGTGCCCGTGCCCAGACCCAGTGCTGCGCCAGAGGCAGTGGAGATGACGTTCTTGCCAGCGTCGGCAATGGTACGCAGACGAATCACGCCCACCGTGCCATCGCCCTGCGATGCGCCAGCGATCTTGGCCGTGATGGTCACAACGCCGACTGAGCTGGTCGCGGTGACCGGCAGCCAGACCTTCGCGTTGATGCCTAGGACGATGTTTGCGGCGATCGTGGTCGCCGTATCAGCGGTGTTGAAGCCGGTGGTGATGACTTCGCCGGCGACGTAGGTCGTTACCTGGCCGGTCGCGGTCGGGTTCGATCCGGAGGTGAATGTGATGGTGATTGTGCCGGCCGCAGCCACCGGACTGCCGCCCGAGCTCGGGGCATAGCAAATACCGATGAGCGTGCCGAGCGTACTCGCGAGCAGGTGTCTGCGTAGCGCGCGGTGTACCGGTGAGCCGACTCCGAACAGCGTGATAGCGTCGGCTTCGCTGGTGATCGTGTAAGCCTGATTGACGTTCGCGGTGCCCGCGGCGGTCTTGGGACCCATGTACATCGCAGAGCGCGGCCCAGCCGGGGCGTTGCTCGGCCCTTGGCCGAAGAGCAACTGCATGGCAGTGAACGGCGCGCGGTAGCTGCTCGGGTAGCCGACGAAATTAGTCATTCAGGATTACTCCGACTTGGATGGCGACGGCTTCGACGGCGTCGCGAGTGATGCGACGCCGGGCACGAATTCCAGAGCTTGATCGTCGTATTTGACCGCCACGAACGCGCAGCCACACGCGGCAGCGGTTTCCGCGTTGGCCGGCCAGAGCCCGCCGCAACGCGCCTCATGCATCATGTCGCGACCCTCCGAAGTCTCCGAGTCGATCTCGAAGCCATCCTTGAGAGCGATGTTTTTGCCCATGACACGCGAGGACTGAGCGAGCTTGTCGTCAGGCTCGAGCACGAACTGGCGGCCCACGTAGTTGTGGATTTGCCCAGCCATCTTCGGTCCCGGGAAGTGCACGACGTGACCGTCGCGAGCAAAAAACTTGAGCTTCATGGATGAATCCCTCGCGTACGCTATGCGCCGCAGTGAAAGGCCCGCCCGCGCAAGAGAGCGCTTCTCTCGACGGGTAGCGAACGAAGATTTAGAAACGCTTTGCGAGATCTTCCATGCCGCGTCTCAGTTCATGACCAAGTACGCGGTAGGCAGCGTCAGCAGCGTTGTGGAGAAACTTGTAGGGGCGAGTGCCCGGGTGCCAGACGCGGCGGCGGAAGACCATCACGCCGGCTCGGCCCATGAAGGCGAGTACGCCGCCGTTCTTCGCGACAATCTCGTGCGCCTTCGAGCCAGTATCGATCGCCTTCGCATAAGGCATCGGATTGACGATGCGCAGGATCCTGCCGCCCGCAGTCTTGACGAGCCGATAGGCTGTCCTGTCCTGAAGTTGGCCGGTTCGTCGCTTGAACTCGGAATGCTGCTGGACGTAGCTGAGTGCGAAGCGACCAGCCATGTCCTCGGCCTGCCCCAGCAGCCGTTCGTTGCCAGCTAGGAAGTGCTCATGGCCGCGCTTGATCTCGTCGAAGTTCGTGATGATCATGCGCGGCCTATCTGGGCTGTTGGCTAGCCGGGCTGAAACGGAACCGCGGTATTGATGCCGAGCACTGGTCCACCGTCGATGCTGGCCGCGGCGCCCCGATAGGCAACACCCTCGTCAGCGATCGAGTCCAGCTCATGGGTCGTGAGCGTCATCGTCATCGCGTGATATTTCGGGCCACCCTGAGAGAAAGCAGCCGCTCCTTGAATGAACGAGCTGATCCATAGAAGAGAGAATTCACAGCCGCCCTTGCCTAGTACCTGCTTGGCAGTGACCGTTCCGTCGGGCCCAGCGCTAGTGGCATACGCCTTGTGCCCGCCGTTATTGATGGTTGCCGAGCAGATTTTAGCAACGGCCGTGAGCACGTCCGCGAGCTTCAGCTGGTCACCGACCTCAAGCGGACCAAGGACGTAGTCGATCGTCCACTTGCTCGTGATGCGGTTCTGCCAGAGGGTGAATTCGTCGCCGGTCTGCGGATCTGAGCTTCTCGAAACGGAGAGCAGCGGAAACTTCGCCCCGCGTTGCCGCATCGTATCCAGATCATCGAGACCTGGCAGCGTGCTACCAATCGGGGTATCGAGATTGGTGTCTGCGCATGCCGCCGGCCAGGCGCTACCGAGCTCGAAACTGATAGCTGCTGACAAGAGGCCCAAAAGAATGTCGCGGGCAGGGTCTAGCGCAGAAAACGAGCCATCGGTGCCAACCGGGATAGGGAACGTTAGCGCTCCCCATGTGTTGTCGAGCGAGGTGCTCATGTGGCCTCAGCTACGGGCGAGATGACGAGCGTTTCATGGAGCGCATGATCGGCGTTCCATGACTTGACCAGGAACAGCGCGCCGTTCGGCAGGTCCGGTCCGACAACCTTGATGTGCAGCGTCTGACCCGATTCGACTGTGGCTTTCGCCGCCGCCCAGGGGTTGCCGCCACCAGCGAAAGGCGCAGTGATGGGGCCGATCTTCATCGATCCCTTGCCGAGCCCGCTCAGCGCGAGCTCCTCGGTATTCATCACGCGAATCTTTGGGGACTGCCCGTTGCCTTCAAGGATCGGAATCAGGTCCTGCGCGCGCGCGCCGCGCCCGGTGTTGTCGCCGTTCCACGTGCCGACAACGATCCAGGCCTGATACACGCGCAACCCCATCTCACCCGGAATCGATCTAACATCATAGACCAGCGCCTTCAGGTCTTCGGCGAAGCCGGACATCAGCCATCTCCCGGTAAGACTTCGACGCCACGGGCTAGAAGCTGAGGCAGCACCTCAGCCCAAACCGTGATGCAGCCGCCGGCCATGCTTCGCTGACCGGTCGTCAGAGGAACTCGGGCGGCGGGCATCCAGTAGACGACGTCGCAGGGAGCGCCAGTGTTGGCCGCGAGCCACTTGCGTAGAGCTCGCGGGACAGCGACACCTTCGATTATCCAAGGGCCGGCATCGTTGAGCCAGAGAGCTGCGGCGGCCGAAGCCTCCGACCACTCGAGGCCCATCAGTGAATCCGTGTGCCGGACGATGAAGTTACGCTCCGCCGCCAGCTTCATCGCGAGCGTCGTCTTGCCCGCGCGCGGGACGCCTGCGACTAGGAGGCGCATCAGTAGACCGAAAGCGTCTGCGCGCCGCTGCGCTTACGCTGCCACAGGTTGACGATGCCTAAAGCGGAACAGAGCTCGTCCCGCCAATACATCAGCTGATCGCCAAGCGCTCCGAAGACCGTTTGACCCTTGACCAGCTCGTAGAATTCGACCTCATCGACCTTCTTCAGCGCGCCGGTGCCGAAGCTCTTGGCCATGCGGTCTTTGATGTCGCGGATACGTGTGAGGTATTCGCGAATGATCGACTCCGGGCCTTCGACAGTCACGCCGTATACCCCAGAATGGTCCTTGCCCAGGAGCGCCGAGATGGTGCTCCCAGAGACGGATTCGATGCTGACCGTTTCCTGTCGCGCATCGATATCCACCACGACGCGAGCGCCCGCGACGAAGCCGGTGGCGCTCCCGAGTGTCAGCGTGGCGAGCGCAGGCGGCGCTGACGCGCTGACACCGGTCGACGATGTCGTGACAATGCCGGACGTGAGGTTCGGCACAATCACCAACTCCCACAATTGGGAAATGCCGATGTACGGCTCGGCGCCTAAGTTGAGTATGTTGAAACCACACTCGACTTTCAAGCGCGCAATCTCGCCCGGCAACAGGGCCATGGATCAAGCCGCGTTGTCGGACGCGGTCAGTTGGCGGTAAGTGTAGTCGATGACGTAGAGGTCGCCTGCCGCTCCCGTCGCCACACCGGTGACGATGCAGAGCCGGCAGTACTGGTAGGAGTAAATGAGCTCGGGCGCCGGGATGACCACCTTCTTGATGGCAGCGGTGCCGGTCGTAATGACCACGGATGCAGCGTTCTGCGGGCCGTTGGCGACGTCGAAGAAGTTCGTTCCGTCGACCGACACCTGCCACTTTGTGGCCATGGTGAGCGTGGAAGTCGCAGCAGTCAGCTGGACGCGAGCGGAGATGGCGCGGATCTTGTTGTATGCCTGGCCCACGAATACCGTGGTGCCATTGACGACCGAGCCGGCGACGAGAGTGTTGAGCGTGCCGTTGGAGGCACTGACGAAGCTGCGAATTGCCATGATGGAGTCCTTGAATGGAAGTCCGCCCGACGACGTGCTTGCGCCGGGCAGTCTCGAGTGATGGGGAGTGCTCGCCGCCCTAAGGCAGCGTCACCGCGCGACGATCGAAGACGCGACTCGCGCGGGACACTTAGGTGGTCAACTGACCACCGATTACGCGGAGCTGCGAACCGAGTAGCAGAACGTGTTGTCCGCCAGGCCGAAGGCCAGATCGCCGATCCAGATGACCTTCGCGGTCTCGCCGTAGTTGTCGTCCGTGCTCGGCGCGACGTGGAGAGGGCGGCCCATGCCGGCGAGCAAAGCGCCCGGGGCAATGGCGTGGCCGTACTTGATCGCGACCGAGCTCGAGTTGTTCGTCGAGGTCAGCGTGGTGTTCGTGAAGATGTGGAATTTGCCGATGCTGCCCACGTATTGCGGGAACAGGATGTTGTATTCCGGGAAGAACACCGAAGCGTCCTTGTACTGGCGGTCGTCCTTCAGCTGCTTCAGCTGAGTCGGCGCGAGCACGAGTACGCGGAAGCCGTCGGCGAACGTCGGCAGGTTCGCATCGTCCATCAGCTGCTCGGTGCGATTGAGCTGCTCGAGCGTGAACGGGAATGTTCCGACGGCAGTCGCGTCGTTGTCCGCGGTCATGCCTTCTGGGTAGACCACGGTGCTGGCGTTATCCAGCAGGACCACGTTCACCGCGTCGATGAACCGATGGCAGTCACGCTTGAGCGTGGTGCCATTGATTTGCGCCGCCTTGTGCACGCCCATGTTCGCGTCGAACGCCTCGATGGCGAGCGGAGCGACGCGGGAGTTGGTCTGGTCGTACGGACCACCGAAGCGGAACAACGTCAGGTTGGTCTGCTGCGAAGCCACCGCGGTAGCGACCGTCGAGATGCTTGCGCCCGTGCCGATTTGGCGGGAAGCCAGCGTGTAGGTCGTGTTCGCGAACTGCGGACGGTTGATGCGGATGGTGTTGCCAGGTGCCGCGTTGAAGTCGACGTTCGCAGCGATCAGGTCGCTGAACATCGGATTCGACAGCATCAGGCGATCCTTCTCGGCCTGCGTGTAGTTCGCGCCTACCCCGCCGATCGGACGGAAGGGAAGGCCGAGTTCTGCCGGGATCTCCAAGCTCGCCTTGAGCGACTGGAGATAGAGCATCGCGTACAGGTACTGCGGCTCGGGTTGGACCAGGAGCATGTCGCTGGTCTTGTCGTAGAACTCTTCCGGCAAAGTTGCTCGGCTGTATGACGGCATGGGGTGTTTCCTTATTGATTGTCAAAACAACCGAGGGGTTGTTCACCCATCGGAGTTAGAGACTTGCTTCAGGCTTTCGGCCTGTAGACTTCGCTGGGGTTTGCGAGTCCGTAGGCGGCTGCGGCGAAGGGATTCTTCGAACGAGTCGCCGCATAGACGGACTTGTGATCGGGTGGGGATTCCGTTGGACCGCCAGCGGGCGCGGTTGCACCAGGCGCCGTCGTGGCGGGAGGGGCTGCAACGGGAGAAACGACAGCTGGAGGCGGCGTCGCAGCAGCGAGCGCCGCGGCCGCGTCAGCCTGGGCCTTCTCGATCGCCGCTTGCGAAGCGGCCCAGGTCGGGCCAAGGACGCCGATAGCGTGCAATTGACCCGCGGGATCGGTATCTGCTGCAAGGGCTCGGACAGCTGCTTGCTGCTCAGCCGTCAGGACGCCCAGCATGCGCCCAGCATGCTCGCGGGTGATGCTTGCCAGCCGCTCGTTCTCGGCCTGTGCAGCGGTGTAGCGACCTTGTGCTTCCAGCGCGCGCTGCTCAGCTGACTTGGTCGCGTCTGCTGCGGCTGCGGCGCTGGCAATTGCTGCCTTCGCTGCGGCGACATCGGTCACACCGAGCTCTGCCAAGGTCCTGTTGCGCGTCGCTACCGCTTCGCGCTCGAGCCGCGCCTTGATCCATACCGGATCTGCAGCGGGATCGACTACCGGCGCAGGAGCCGCAGCAGGAGCTGCGACGGGCGGCGCTGGCGCTGCGATGACTGGAATCACTGGGGCCTGAGCAGCAGCAACTGGAGGCGCTGCGACGGGCGGAGCCGCCACGGGGGCAGGTGCCGCAACTGGAGCCGCAACAACCGCAGGAGGCGCACCGCCGCCTGCACCTTCGCCCTCAGGGGCGAAATGCTTTCGTCCGAACATGTCTCTCTCCTTCGCCCAGTTACCGCCGGCGTCGCGTATTTGGAGAGCAGGTTTCCCTGCTTTTCTGCTTACTGCTGCACGATACCGGCGATGCAGTAGCTGTCCGTGAGGACAACGTCATCGTCGATCTTCAAACCGTCCCGGGCGTACCCGCGACAGAGAACAATGCTGCCCTTCTTCACACCGGCCGGCCCCTTGGGGCCAATGCCGATCACGATCGCTGTCAGCGCCGTGTTGTACGAGTCGTCGCTCGCCGAGCTGAGCGAGTTCGAAGCGCTCAGCATGCCGGCTGACGAATCGTCGTCCTTCGCCTTCGGATCATCCAAGATCTGAAGCGCGACCATGCCCTCGACGGGCTTGATATCGAGGGCCATGGGGGTGGTCTCAGATCACGGAGTTTGCGACTGGAACACGGGCACAAAGATCTGCACGCCGGTGCATGCCGTCGACGTGGTGATCTCGGTGCCGGCGCCGTCGGTCGTGAGGTTGCCGTTCAGCGCGTCGGTCGAGATCGTCATGGCGCCCGCGTAGACGAGCTGACCATTCGTATCGAGGCCTGGGCCGCAGCACACCGGAACGCAATCGCTCTTCATGGTGTTGGTTCCAGCCTTGTGGGTCTTCGCAGCGATTGCAGCGCCGACGCCAGCGATCGTGAACGTGTCGGTCGATCCGGTGTACGCCGGAAAGTTGACGGACAACAGATAGCCGCGCATCAGGCCGTTACCGCCCGGGTTGCCGACCAGAAGAGAAACGCCCGTGATGGTGCCTGCTTGAACAGTCATGATTATGCTCCGATTGGGCGTCGACTCGGCAGCTAGCCGGAACGACGACGAGATTGAGGCGCGCGACTAACCGACGCGGCGCGAGTTGATAGGCGTCAGAGACGCGAGAGGCTTCTTGGTGGCAGCGAGCATTCGCTCAAGCTGCGAGCGCTCTTTCTTCAGAGCTTCATGGCGGCGGAGCTCGGCCTTGATTTCTTTCAGGCGTTCCCTGGCGGCCTTGATGACGGTGCGCGGAGTGATTGCACTCCCCACTAGCGCGGGCGGCATCAGGGCTGCGGTGATTCCCGCACCTGAGCGTCTATCGCGAGCAGCGACGATGGCGCCATTCGGGCCAGCTACCGGCACGATGCGAGCGACAGGCTCTTCCGGGATTGCCTCTGGGTCGTAAGGCTGAGGCTCAGCGGATACGCCAGCGCCGTGCATCGCGGTCGCGTCGACGCCAAGCTGTTCGACGATCGGGATAACGCCTGCTGGCGAGAATTGAAATCCTTGGCCCATCAGTACAACGCCACAATCCCGGTTGCGGCCGTCCCGGTCTTCCGGAAGATCGCAACGCGAATCCAATAGACCTTGCCGGTCGTCATGCCGGTGAAAGTCACGTCAGTGCCACTCGCGCCAGAGTCCGCCGTCAGGCGGCAAGCGACAGCGCCGCCTGCGCCGACGTAAAAGCCACGGCACGGGTCAGTGAGCACGACATCAGCTGCTGAGAGATCGACAGCAACGGCGCTGTTGAACGAATCAGTGGTGAGTCGCTGTGCATGCCGCGGGACAGCCATTAGGAGCTCGCGGGCTTCTGGCTACGACGCCCAGCGGGTGCAGCGGCAGGCGGCTCGGTCTCTGTGCCGGATTCAGCCGCAGGCGCTGGTGCAACCGGTTCGACGACAGCGGGTGCAGCGGCAGGCGGCTCATGCCACGACGCTTCGCCGCACGCAGGACACGTCACCGCGCCGTCAGGCGATTGGGTATGGCAGATTTCGCAGTTGAGCATTTGGCTATTCGCCCTCGTCGTTGTCGGGGTTGAAGCGCGGGCTTTCGCCGGCCTCTTCAGCAGTCAGAAGTTCAAAATCACATTGGCAGCTGGCGTGAATCGACCCCGGCTCTCCTCCCGGAAAGTCCTCTTCGATCCCCACGATGGTGCCGTCCAAGTCAGCGCACTCGGGACAGGCATCGGCCTTCGCGTCCCATCGTCGATAGAGATTCAGATCCGGATCAGCAGCCGCAGCAGCGCGCGCCTCGTAGAGCCGCGTTTCGTTGAACGCCTCAGCACTCTCCGTGACCGCGATCTGCTTCAGCCTGCCGTCGGTGTCCTCATTCGCGGCCTCGGCGGCTTCTTCAACCGTTTCGCCGACCGCTTTGAGTTCCCAGCGCTTGGCATACTTGTCGGCAGCGATGCGGCCCTGAACGAGATCTTGAACGGCTTCCGAATGGGCTACCGCTCGAGAAACGCGGATGTCGATGTCGGCCGTGAGAGCTTCCGCTCGTAGCCGCTTGAACCCAGCATCCCGAGCAAACACCCGAGCCTCGGCTACCGAGACAGCAACGCTGCGCCGGAGCTTGTGGGCGATCATCGAGACCGGAAGGCCCGCGTGGAGTCCCGACGCGACTACAGCGTTACGCTTCTTTCGAAGCAGCAGCAGCGCCGCCGCCGTTGTCAGAGCTAGCCGCTTTCGTGTCTTTTCCGCCTGCTCCGCCAGCTCCTGTTTGCTTCGGCGGTTCTCCATCGGTCAGCGTGCTTGCAAGCTTGTGGAGGTGAGTGAGTTGGTCGGCCTCCGTCGCTTGCGCGTCGGCTGCCTTCTGTTCGGCCTCGGCGTCTTCCTGCTCAAGTGCTTCCATCGCGGCGTCGATGTTCTCAATGCCAACGACCGGGGCGATGATCTCAATCGCTTGGCGCCTTGTGATGAGCGGCTGCGCGCCGACTAGCCCCGGGCCTTTACCGCGGGCGGCTTGCGCCATCTCGATCGTTGCCTTTTGCTCAGCCGGGTCACTGCGAAAGTACGGGCCCCACTTCACGGTGAGGCTAGGCGCCAGCCACATCGGATACCTCGAATTTTTTCAGAATCTGGGCCACCTTCGCGGCGCCAGAAACTCGGAGCCGAGCGCCGAGTTTTGCGGTGATGCGGAGCTGCATGTTGAGGCTCGGCAGTAGCAGGTTGGCTTCGAGATCCGTCCGATGCTTGCTACATCGGTCGAGCTGCCGCTGCTTCAACGCTTCCAGCGCCTTGCCGCTCATGTTCACGACTTTGACGTCATCGTGGGTGAGCAGGACGACGGCGAGCGCCTCCTGAAGCTTCTGCTTCAGATCTGCGGCGTTGTCGGACTGCGACTTCAGTGCGTCGCCTGAATATTCAAGCACACCGACCTTGGTGGCCGGATCGGTGTACTGCCAGATATGCCCCGG